GCTACGCCCACGCATCAACGCTAGTGTAGCAACCTCAATATTACCACTCTTTAGAGCCGTATCTACAGCACCTTTACCTAAATGCTTTATAAGCACGTCTAGTACGGGCAACGCCCACGGCTGAGCCTTCTCTTCAAGTGTTCCTGGAAGAAACCCTATGTCTTTACCTACAGCCACGTGAGGGCGTGTTATGACGATCTTATCTATATCTTTAGTAATGTACAAATCTGCAGCACAAGTAGCTGTTACATAAGTTTTACCAGTACCAGCAGGACCTAATATCAGGACTTGCTGGTTTCTTCTTATAGCGTCTATTAATTCTTTTTGTTTAGCTGTTCGTGGTAATATACCAGATACAGATTTAGCAGTAGCACCTTTGTAATTAGTTTTACGTCGAGTGCGTGTTTGTTTCTTAGGAAAATCATCGTCCATTTAAATAATTAATCGCTTTCTGTAGCTTGGTTGTGCTGTCATTAAACTTTCCTAACCCATGATTGCAGTTTACACACAGATAACCTCTAAATTCATCTGTTGTGTGATCGTGATCTAAATGTAACATGTCTTTCTTTTCACCACAACAAGCACAGCGCATATCTACAGGTTTAGGGTGTATTTCTTTTAGTACTTTTAAAAGACGAGTTTGATGTTTGATACAGGATTTACAGCTATGGCTTCTTCCTGGAATGTTATCTTTTTTGTAGTAAGGTACGTGAAAGTCTAAAAGATCTTTTTCTTCACCACACTTTGTACAAACTCTAGTATCTTGTGTTTGGGGTTTAAGTAATTCTCCAAAAAGACTTCGTTGCATTATGTATCCTCAGGTACAGTAGTACATACATATACAAAACGTATAGTACGCATTACTTTTGGTGGAAGTTCGTCAGAAATAGTACTCAATGTGTTTAAGGCTTGAGCTTCACATTCTGCATGAGATTTATATAATTCTGCAGAAGCTTTTACTACAGGCGATTCATTTGCTAAATAAGCAATCATAACTAGTATATACATTTGTATTACCTTTCAAGGTGTTGAGCTAACTCATTATAACCACCTATGTAGCTACCATCAGAAGCAAATATTTGGGGTACCGTATTATGTTGGGCTTGTCTTATAAGAGTTAACACCCACTTAGAACTGCCTGATTCTACATTGTACTCTGTATAAGCCTTATTAGATTCCATTAATAACATCTTAGCCATATCACAGAAGCTACAGTTATCCCTAGTTATTATAGTATACATGTCTACCCCTTAATATAAGATTTCAAATCCAATTATAGTTCCAGTTGTTACTTCACCATATATCTTTTCAAATGCAGGTGCAATAAAGATAGAGCCTGTTTCGCTTAAAGTTAAACCTAGTCTTGCAAAGGGTAATGCCCCTGCTTGACCTTCGTAACCTGAAACAACACCGTATTCAAAGAAGCCTATCTCATTAGTGAGTTTAGCTCCTATGTAAGGGCTTACACCTCTTTCACTATTGTAGTATGCACCAGCAATGAATTGACCTTCTTCAAACCTTACATGAGGATGATACGAGTTATAATCACCTGTAGTATCCATGTGTACTGTAAGAGCTAATCCTAATAAGATATTCATTGCTGATGCCTTTGTTTATGTTAAGTCTACAATCTCACAGCTATCCCCAGAACATGCCATCGTCTGCATAGCTATTGTATTGTCTTCGCTCTCGTATTCATTGAGTAACTCCCAATCAATCTTTGATGGCATAGACCCTAGCATCGCATGATACTGAGATTCATCACAATCTTGATAAGGTGCTTGTTGATACGTATGATCAGAATGTGGTAAAAATGACACACCTGACATTTCATCAAAGTATTCAAACACAAACGCTCCAACTTCCATCCACTCTTCATCACGTACTGTTATAGTAACAGATGGCTTATGCTCACACCAATGTCGTTGATATGTAAGCCACAACTCTAATTGCTCTACAGCAGACATATCATTACGTGTAACTGCTTTCTCAGGAGATTTAACAGGGAAGCTAAACACTACAGTAGTATCAGGCTTCATAACACAAGGTTCATTTGGTATACCCTGATCAATCATAAACTGCGTTAAAGGATCTTTATTATCACCTCTTACAGTACGAATATAGTATGGACTATGCCTCGCATGGATTCCACTGGCGCTATCTACAAGCTGTGAAACCGTACCACTTGGCTTTACGCAGCTGATAGCAGCACTGGCAGGGATACCTAGTAACTCAGCCCATTCAGCATTGGTAGATACAGCAATAGAGCGTAGGTGTTCTAATGTTTTATTAAGACCTTTGTTCTTCTGGGTCATTAGAGGGTTATCCATAATACCTGTCATAGACACACCAAGTAGTCTCTCTTCTGATGTATTGTTCTGCCATACTTTACGTAGGTAAGGGAACTTAATCATAGTAGACTGTATTGTACCTAAGATAGTAGCAAGTCTAACCTTACGCTCAAGATCTTCTAGTGTATCAGTAGCACGTACTACGCACTCCGTTAGGTTACAGAATTGGTATGGGCGTAGGATTATCTCACTGCAAGGGTTGCAGCCGAACTCGTAGTTAGGATCACGTCTACCATTCTTAGCCGCTTGTACCTTGGATGCTTGTCTGTTGAAGATACCACGCTCACCAGACTTAGACTCAACCAGAGACAACCATTCACGCATGAATGTTTCCATGTCTGGCTTCTCACTGTATGCTACTGAGTTGTTAGCTAATGCTCTATGCCCTGCAGTTTCCCACCATTGTCCTGACTTAGCGTGACGCATTCTGTCATCAGATAGGTTACTCAAGGATATCATGGCTGAGCGCCGAACGCCGCCAACGACTACTATTTGGCCTATAAAACACATAAGGTCGTGGCATTCCATAGAGCTAAGCTTACGTCCCTGAGCTCCTTTGAAAGTAGACACAGCAAAGTTAAACAGTTCTACAAGAGGCGCTGGGCCTGATGCTCTACCGCCAAACGTTTTTAGTCTTGCACCTGCAGGACGAACCTGAGACACATCCCACTTAGGTATTTCACCAGCCCATAGGAGTGCAAGAACTTGACGGAACCCCTTAGCCCAACCTTCTTTGCTGTCCTTAACGACGACGACAGACTCACTGTCGAAAAGATCAGGAACTTCTGGGAGCTTTCTGATGAACTGTCTCTCAACAGAGAAGCCAACACCCGTACCACAGAGGAGGATATACATAGCTTCATCGAAGGACTTAGGGTCATCTACGGGTAAGTAGCTACAATTATATCCGGCTGTATTGTCGCGGTCTAAAGCTGGGCCAGCCGTCATCATCGCTCGCATACTAGGCATGATTTCCTGACCCAGTATAGCTTGTTCAATATCTCTAATGTCCGTGTGATCTAAAATCCTAGTCAACTCTTCGCCTAGCGATTTACGAACTACATTATCCATGTAGCGTCCTACCGTTTCTCCCCAAGACTCACGCCCCTTGCCATCAAAGTATTTGGCGTAACGTGACTTGTGTATAAACGATTGGTAGTCTGTTGGTAATTGGTTACTCATCTATTATCTCCTGATCCTTGTATTTTGTTTCGTTCCTTACGTGATGTAAGTTTTTCAATGTTAATGTTAGCTATCTCATCTAGATTATAGCCAATATCGTTAGACAGATTTGCCAGATACCAGAGTACGTCTCCTAGTTCCTTCGCTACCTCGTGTCTATTAAAATTATTGTCGCGTACCTGCTTCTTAACCTTCTCAGCTATCTCTCCTGCTTCGCCACACAAGCCCAACGTTGGATACAGAACCTTATGCGTTGCAGGATATATAGCAAAGCTAACCGCAGCACGTTGATATTCTCTTAAACTATTCATTTTCTCTCCTTTACATTTACGTTTTCAATCGACACATCGTCGACATCATAAATAATATCTGTGATTAAATCACGAATATCTCTCTCGTGATTATGTTCGTAGGATGATAGTATGTTGTTATTATCATCAACCTTTATAACAAAAGTAATACCAAACTTCTTCATGCATTACCCTTTGTTTTACTCCAACGATTAAGCGTGATTACATTACCATCCACTGTAGTCGTTAATTCATCTTTAGCTTCCGCAAACTGTTCGGGAAACATTTCTTTTAATAGATCATTTCTAAATTCCTGGAAATCTTCCCAAGCCTCTGGATATATATCTAAAAACTTTTGAGTGGCCGCCATAGTAAGAGCTTCATCAAGTGCCGCCCTCATACCATCTCCTGTATTATCCTCTGAAGAAGAGCCAAATACGATTCCTGTTTTAATAGCACCTGTCCACTGACCTTCTTCTACTATAGGTTTGAGTATAATGGCTATATCACCTTCATCTATTTCATAAGCCATTATTTTCTCCTTTTAACTTTGACACGTTGTTCTTTCATTCGCTTCCCTTTTTCCTTGAGCCACTCTTCTGGTATAACCCTGTGCGCCCATAAAAAACCTTTCTGGTCACACCAATCGCAATACCTGCTTTTAGCTCCTTTGTAAAGGCGAGATCTTGAATTACTGAATACAAATCTAATATCTAACTTAGGATGTTGACGCTGTATTTCTATGTGCTTGCGTCTATCTGCTGCACTAAACAACCCTTTGGTCTCAATTATAATGCCGTTGTCTAATTCAAAGTCTGGCGTATAAGTGCGGTACTTTAAATCTTCCCACTCTATCTTTAATTCCTCATAGGCTACCTTCTTCTGCCTATCTTTAAGGTACGCAGCGGCCTCTACTTCAAGGCCACTACGATATGTTCTAGAACTATGCCTCCGGTTTGTCTTTGGCATCTTTACCTGCTTCTACAATCTGAGATGCTAATACGTTTGACAAACCTTCTAAAGCTTTATGTTGAACTTCAAGACGTCTCATTTGATCTGTTGCAACTACCGCTTCATTATAAAGCTTGTTTTGTTCTTCGTTGAAGTCTTTTGTATCATATTCGACATCATTAATAGTTAGTTTAGGCATCTGCATGCTCCTTTAAGTAAATATAATCGATTAAGGGTGGATTCTTAGCCTTCGAATTAGGCGAAGGTAAAGTCTGTAGTGTAGGCCAACACTTATGTTTAAATGCACAGAAGCCACATGTAACTCCTAGCTTAGTGTTACCTGTCTTCTTGCGGTAAAACGTTTCTTCGATAGGCTCAAATTCACGCTCAAAAGGTTCGTCATTATTGATGTAAGACGTGAGATCTTGTATATCATCAAGGACAGCTTCTTTGTCTACATTGTCTGCAGAAACATACTTAAATTCGCCGTTAGCCTTGTTGACTACCCACCAACCACCAACCTCTTTACCTGCGCCCTCTGCGTAACCTACAAGCTGTGGGATGTAGCCGAAACTATCTCCTGTAGCTAAGGCATCAAAGGATGCAAACTTGTTTTGAAATGACCAAGGGGATGCTGACTTTACATCGTCAATCTTACCATCCAATTCCATATCGTATTCACCCTTTATTTCTGTACCGTTAGGTAACTTGAGTGTAACGTAGTCGTTGTCTTTAAAATCCACATTAGCGGATCTCATGATACCTTTAAACACAGCCTCAACAATATCACCTAAGATCATGTTCATCAGGAAGTGTGGTGGGAATGGTGTTTTATCTTCAGGGTCATTCTTTTCAAACCATAGCTGACATTTTGGCTTACCTATGTTAGACATACGCAAACGAAATTCATCACGTGGTCCACTATCAAACTGCTTAAACAGAGCTGCCTTAACATCGGAGGCGACTTTATCAGCCACCTCCTCTGTCATAGTAGTCTCACCTGCCATAGCCTTCTGTAGGAATGAGAAGATCTTTAGCTCAGCAGGATGGTTCATTAAAAGTCCACCTCAACAAAGTCGTTATTGATAATGTCCTTAACAACTGCAGCATCAGCATCAGAGATACCACTACCATTGCGTTCGTTGTGTAAGTCTAAGACTTTACCATTCATATATTCAATAAGATCCATGAAGTCACTTAGGATACCATTGTCACTATCAGCTAGGTCAACCTTATCACCAAGCTTAGCTTCAATCTTACCAAACTTTGCACCTGTTGGAATGCTGTCTTCCACACCCATCAGGTTAACAGTAGACATAATAGGTAGTAAGTTCTTACGGTTTAATCCACTTAGTACACCATCAATGCTCTTAAGTGAGTCACGGTTCTTAACATCCATTACAAATGGTAGGTCTTTATATTCACCTGTTACAGGCTCACCTTTTTCATTGATAGGATTATCTAATGTTACCGTACCAAAGAATACCTTAACACGTTTAACACTACGAATGATTTGTTTAGTTGCATCTGGCAACCCATTGAAATCTTCGATGTAACCTGTAGGGCGTCCTAAGTTCCATCCACCAACACTGTCTTTCAAATCACCATTGAGTGAATTAGTCAATACAGACTTCTCCATCTCTGATGTTTCACTATTCCAACGTTGCCATTGGTTGCGCTGGGCAAAGATACGAACGGTGATGCCGTTGCTGTATATCTTATCATCACCCTGTGTAAGGATGAAGGCACCAACAGGCACTACCTCAGTCTTAATTGTTTTACCTGCTAACTCCACCTCACCCATGATAGGTTGGTGTAGCATACCGATACGTGCAATAGAAGGTCCTGACGATGTACCAGAGCTTTGGGATACACCCATCATCTCTGCCATTGATTGTCCGCGTTCTGCTGCGATTGCTAGTTCATTACTCATTTCTATACCTTTCTATAGAGTCAAAGAGACTTAGTTATACACTATACATCCACTGTGTCAAGCCAGTTTGGGCCTATCTTAGCTTCTAATAATAGTGGTACATTCATGTGTATTCCATACACTGACTCAACCAACTCAGTCAAGCCTTTATTCATATCTTCTACCATATTTAACACCTGATCTTTTTCATCAGGATGGATGTCGATTACTGTGGAATCATGTACAGTATTGACCATACAAGAATTCATATTGCTTAGCCTATGATGCAGTTCATTTAGTACCACAGGTACAACATCACCTGTAGCAAAGCCCTGGACAGGGTAGTTCTTAATCATAGTAAAGTGCGATACACTGCCGTTCTTTCTGCGCTGTACATCAGGGAAAGCATACTGTCTACCTGAAGCCGCAGTAATTTTATTGAAACGTATAGCTTCATCGCCTAACTTTTTGTGCCATGCAGCTACGCCCTCATACTTCTCATTAAAGTGTATGTAGTACGCCTCTTCAGCCTTAGATCTTCCATAGCCTGTAGCCCCGAAAAGCGGCGCAAATGTATGCGCCTTTGCTTCTTGCCGCGATGTTGGTTGCCCTGCATCAGAGATAACTTTAGCAGTATAACTGTGTACGTCAAAGCCTGTATTGATTTCTTTCATAGCGACTTTATCTTGTGCTAAGAATGCAGCAGTACGGAATTCTAACTGAGCAAAGTCAGCTTCACAGATATACCCACCTTCCCATCTCGATACAAACACACGCTTTACAGGGAAGGTACCGCCTCTTGGCATGTTTTGCATGTTAGGATTCCTGCCACTGAAACGACCTGTGGCTGTGACGTGCTGAGTAAGACTGACGTGTAGGTAACCATCCTGCTTTGTATAAGCATCGATACCTTCAACAAAAGAAGATAGATAGCTATTAACAGCACTAAGACGCTTATAGTCCGTAAGAAATTCGATTGCATCTGTCATACCTCTAGTCTTTGCAGTACCTATAAGTACATCCATTATATCTTTACCAGTGCTAAACCCATTAGCGCTGACCCACTTCTTACTTGGTGCGGTAAACTTAAGACCTGCAACCTGCGGCGTTTTGCTTAGTTGAAAACCACGAGCATCACAGTCTTTGCATTTGTTAGGTCTAGCAAACTTTGTACCGTCCTTCTTAATCTTGTATACCTTACCTGCACCCTCGCAAGTAGGACAAGTAAAGGCTTTGGTACGATATATAAGTGTGCTGTTAGCTTTTATAGCTGACTTAAACTCTTTAGGTGAATTAGTAAATTCAAAGAGATCAACCCATTCTTTCTTGTTATTCATAGCTACGCTGAACACTACCTGAGACATTTGTTCCGGTGATTTAAGATTAATAGGCGTGTCACCCATTAGTTCTTTAACCTTTCTATGTAGGCGTGTCTCAATGTCAGCACGTTCTTTTTCGTACAAACTACGCACACTAGCTAACTCTTTAGTGTCAACCTTTATTCCGGACATATGCATTTGGGTAAGGGTTTTACATGTATTGAAGGTGACATCTCTAATGGTGTGAAGGGATTGAGCGTCTTGTCTGGCATAGTCTTCTTCAATGGCGTGGAACAACTCACTAGTTGTGAGCAAATCAGCCCTAAGATAAAGGCTGAGCTTAGCGAGATCAGTTTCATTAGTATTAATCCTTTGCTTGAGACATTGTTTTAAATAGTCTTCCTTTTGTTCAGCAAGGTTCCGGCGTTCTGCACAGCCGGATAATGATAGTGGCTGCTTCTGACCTCGCAACAAAATGTATTCAGCTAACATAGTATCATAAATGGCACCGTCATACTTGTATCCACATGACCATAGCCACATCAAATCATGCTGAGCGTTATGCATGATAAGTAAAGTTGTCATATCCAGGATTTGCTGTACAAGCTTACGACCTGCACCACTAGTATCCTTGGCCTCAACATGATCAATGTTTACAATATGTAATTCTTCATGATTGTCTGCATTAACCATGCCTACTTGGGTTAGTGTATTGGTAGGCTCAAAGGGATCATTATATATTTTATCCCTTCGCCATGTAACGCTGTTCTCAACGTCTAAAACTAATCTCATATGTCTCTCCTATGCCGTGTATAGTGAACGGCCTCCATCTAACTCACAGTGTACTACACCATGCCAACCACCCTTAAGCTTATTCTTAGCAATATTCAAGTGTCTTTGTGTGTCTTGTTCATCAGCGCCTTCAACGATAGGATTCTTAGAGATCAAAACCATCAGGTCAGATTCTGCTGCCTTACCTGTCTTAGATCCCTCCATCATAGATTGGTCTACAAATACCTTACCTTCAGCTACAGCACTTAATTGCGACATCCAGATCACACAGCAGTCATATTGCTTAGCGATGTTACGAGCGTAGATAGCAGCATCCTTAAGATACACATCTGATTTATCACTGTTCTTAGTAGCAAACTTATCTCCCATATCTAATACTACAATGTCAGGCTTCTCGTTTTTAACAACGGCCTCGACCCAATGCATATCTTTGTTAGTACTATCCTTGATGCGTAGGTTCTTACGTACAGGTTCAAACCTTGAACGAGCTAATGATATATTCTCACGTATTTCATCCATAGTCATATTGGCTGCGGCACTTAGGTAACGTGCACCTACACGTTCATAGCTCTCTTCATTACAAAGAACTATACACTTGGCACCCTGATGAGCCCATCCATCTGGACCTGCAATAAGACTTGCATGAAAGGATGTCTTACCTGTATTGGGACGTGCACCTACAAGTAACAGATGCCCACCGCTAACACCCTCAACCTTACGGCGAAGACTTGGTACGTTAAACTTCCATTGCGTTTGTAAGTCGTTAGCCTTTAGTAAGGTATCGACATCAATATCATCCCATTCAATGCGTAAGTTAGGTGTAAAATCATCTTTGTAATCTTCTAACAGACGTCTCAAGGGCTCAAGGCTATTCTCTGCTCCATTAACAAAATCAAACCCAAGGTTAGCAACCCTATCCCCTACATGCTGCTGAAATAATTGTGATAATGTATCCTCTGCAATCTCTGCCTTAATGGGCTCGGCTCTTTCTATACGCCTAAACATATCATCATATGCTGTACGTGTAGCAGTAGTCATACTTTGGTTCATGCGATTGAATACAGCCTGTAAATCCTGGACGTTTAAATCGCCTTCATACGTTTGCATAGCACCATCCAATGCTTGCTTAATCTTACGTGCATCCTTTGTAAATATCTTATCAGGGCAACGTATACCCTTGTGCTGTTCGTAAAATGTACGATCCAGTAATGTTTTAATTAATGCCAGTTCCATCATTGTCATTCTCTCCTTTGATGTTTTCTAATCTTTGTGTACCATCTCCACGTAGTACGCACCTTCTTTACTTTTATATGCCGCCATTATGTCTAACCACTGCTGACCACTCATGATGATTAATTGATAGGCGTCCATATCAGGTTCAAACTGTCTTATGTATACATCGCCAGAGTCAGCGAATATAAGCTCAATATCCTCATGCTTACCTTTTTGATCTAAAGTTTTAACGACTGCAGCATCAGGCTCAAAATCAACTGTGAACATCAGAAGGCTCCGCTACAATTATATTTACTTGAGCTACATTGCCTACCACTTTAACAATCTTAAACTCCAAGCCTTCTTTTATAAGTAATCTTTTTAGCATAGATATTGGTATCATAACTTTTCTTCTCCATTTAATTGATTAATTCTCATGTCGCAGTAACGCTTGACCTTTTCAAGATCTATAATTTCTGACTCCACCTGAGTCTTATCTGCATACAGCTTATATCCTGCACGACTTGCATATTTAATAATGTTACCACGCCAGAACTCAAAGCCATTACGCATAATATAAGTGATAGGTTCAATTAACCATCGAGAATAGTGTCCAGGTTCATGTACCACATCATCATCTTTTAAATTATTCAGCATCGCACAAAGCCTTCCAAGATGTAGGATACTTCTCTTCCATAAGTTTATCTATTTGATTAGCAACCATCCTTGTCTCGTACTGTGTGTCAGATTTACATCTTAGTATACACATATCAGCAAAAGCATCCAAGCTGCCGGACCACCACCACTCAGTCATTGTAGACTGTGGTAAAACCATACGTGCTTGCTCAGGTGCAACACCTTCCTCAAGAAGTTCTTTGTAAACTCTTATTGCTGTGTAGTTAACAAACTCATTCTCAGATCCATTGAAAGGATAAACAACCCCATCGCTACCTTGTTTCTTATCTACACTACGACCACGCCATACCTCAGGTAAATAAAACTCAGGCTCATTGTCTACATACCTTCTGCTAATTTCATTCCAACGCAAGAACTTATGTTTGACTAACTGCCTAGCTACGAAGATAGGAGCCTTGACATGAAACGTTGCGAAACAATGCCCGAATGGGCTAGTGTGCTTATGGTTAGCAAGGTAGCGAATAAGGTTATGATCTCGTTTCTCTAAAGACTTAGATCTATTACCAAAGGATACTCTGGCAGCATTGACTACCGTTAGATCCGATCCCATATTATCAATCAATTCTACTGTTATTTTACTCACTTGTTATCTCCGTTAATTTAGCTATGTCCTCAGGGGATCTATATTTGATATCATCATGGAGTTTCATAGCGATTGTTTCATTGCCTGTCCATAGGTTAATCTCTCTCCGATAAGAAATAGTTTTAGACATAGCATCTGGGTCAAGTGCTATCACTACTTTCGGATATTCTGCAAGTGCTGCTAGATGTGTCTTGGATATAGACGTGCCTAGTATAGCCATAGCTGTCACATTTGGTACTAGCTTCTCTGCAACTATGGCAGAAACGACATCCTCTACAACTATTGCGACATCACCTGTCCCTACTGTGAAGTAGTCAGCAGCGCCGGTGTATCTGTACCACTTAGGTTGCACCCTCGTACCGACAGCACGACCCACTGCATCAATCATGCGACCTTTATGTAGGATAGGAAAGACGGTTCTCTCTTGCCTAACATCGTAAAGAAGTCCAGGATAATGCTGTAAACCCCAACGAAGTACAAAGTCTCTATGCTTCTCGTGCTCTTGGCTAGGTCTGACTAGATATACAGGTATTTCCATAGTATCCACTTCTTTATTTGCTGGTTCTTGCGCTGGGCGCATACGTCTAAGTATATCTTCGGCTGTCATATCAGAACTGTATGTTCCTCTAGTACCGCAGCCAAGCTTATAACAGTTGTATTTCATAGTACCGCTATCATTTATAGCTGTAAAAGTACCCTTACCTCGACACTGGGGGCAATCACCTCGGTATGTTTCATCATCTCGTAAGGCTAAGCCTTCAACGTAATCACGAATGTTCATCTTCTTCTCCTCTAGCTGACAATGCTCTGGTTGCACCACTGAATGTATTTACCATGTAAGGTTTAATAGAGCCAATGTTTTTATGGCCAGTGACTTGCATGATACCTACAGCATCAACACCACCCTCCATCATTTCAGTAACTGCAGTACGACGTAGATCCATAGCAGTTAAAGTCATAGGAAGATTAGCTTCGTGTAGTACCTCATTGATTATAATACCTATTTCTGTTTTATCGTAAGGTGTGTATGCACCTGCTCTTGGCTTAACACGCGGCGCAACGTATTCTTGAAACCCAAAGTCTTCCTTTTGTTGGCGTAGCATGTCGCATAATCCTTGAGAGATTGGGAGATGAATCTCTGCATTACGCTTACTCTGAGTTAAGTCCAAGCGACACTGGGTCAAGTCTAGCTTGTTCCAAGTGAGAACACGCATGTCACCCACACGTTGTCCCCAATCATATGCCATATGGACGATCAGACCAATGCTACGCCAACGGAAGTCGCCATAAGAAGTCTTAAGAAAGCTCTGTACATGTTCCTTGCTCCATCGGGTTCGTTTAGGAGGAGACGATACCGTCTTTACTAAGCTAACAGGATCATGTGTCATTATATCGTGGCGCATAGAATGTTTCCACGCAGCCATCAAAACAGAGCGACGGTAGTTTGCCGTTCTTATACCTGTTTCAAGCCATGTTTCGTATGCTTGCATCAGGTGTCTAACCTTAAGGTTCTTATTGCGATAGTCCCCAAGCTTACGACCTTCTACTACTGTAGAACATACCGCTTTCAGGTGAGCTTCGTAGTCGCGCTGAGAGACACGCGATAAACGAGCGAAAAACCTGGAATTTAAGTAAAAATCTACAAGTATTTGTAGGGTAGAGTTTTGCTTGGGGATATTCATATTACTTATTATCCTTCACATTTTTATACCAAAGATATACAAACCCATACAAGTAAACAAATGCTACTGCTAAAGGTAGGGCATGTAGTAGTATGTTTTTCATTATCAATTAATCCTATGTAAATAACATTTTGCTAACACCATTAGCACTACTGAAGCTGCATAGTGTAGTGTTTTCAGAATTCTTAAAGATAACCCTCTTTACATCACCTCGTTTGAAAAGTCTAGTACGCAAGTTTAATGCTTCTTTAGGATTAAATACAGTTGTTATAAACCTACCATCAGGCTCACCTGTACTGGTATAGATTTTAATAGCTTTACTAGCAATCATTACGAAGCCTCCTCAACTAAAACATATCGTGTATAACGTTGCCCTGTGATAGGGTTTATTTTTTTAATACCATCAATGCGATGGCCTAACTTACGTAACTCAGAGATACGTTTAGTGAAAGACGGTATACTGTACTGCACTACAGCGTCTACTACAGTTAAGCCTTTGCTTAAGCGAAGATGCTTGAGGATTTTATTATGTTGAGTAATTTTAGCCATGTTTATATTCCTTTTCTATTACATGAATTTATTGTATTATGATAGTAGATGATAAGTCAATGTTACCATTTTATCACGTTGCATTTTAGCCACAGTCTTTGTCGGCTATATATTTTATTTCAGCTTTAATACCTGCCATGCTATTGTATAGGGCAGCCTGTTTCCTTGCCAGATTTGCATCACCCGACGTTATAGTTTCATAGCATAATACTTTATTAGATTTATCTTTAATTAAAACTCTAAGCATTTGCTACTTCCTTCTGATCTTCTATGAAAGCAAAGCCACCGCCATTGCCCTCTTCATCCTGCGATATTACAAATCGTACTTTTTCTGAGCCGTTATTTAATGTGAATACTGGAAAGGGTTTATCATATTCAAAAGTACCCTCTTCAAAGTGAAAGTCCTGGATTTTACAACCCACTAACTGGCCATAGTATTTTTTCATATCCATGTTTTAACTCCATACTAACGTTATTATTAAACTAACCGTAGCCAATACACCTATGGCTGCGAAACCGAATAATGACCATAAAAGAGATATGGCTAGTAATTCTTTTCTTTTTTCTGAACGTTCGTGTTCAGTTACATTAAAATATTTGTTATCCATTCTAAAAATCTCCAAATTCTATGCCATCAGCTATAAGTTTATTGTTATTCTTAATGTTACCATTGCTTATATCTACAACATAATGTCCATTGTCCCACGCCTCTTTGTTATTCTCGGAGGCAGGATATACACCTACAGATAGACCACCCTCTACATAATTACATATCTCAGTTATTAGTCTAGCAGTAGAATAGTTGACATCTGTTTTACGCATGTTAGGCGCGGCATTCTTTACGAACTGTGTCACAGTCTCAGGACTACCTGACCAGTGAACGTATATGTAGCAAGGTGATTTGTTGTATAAAACTGTATCACCTACTACTTCTATTGTTGCTCTATTTCCCATTTGTTATACTCCTTTTATTTGCTCCTAACATTACATACCTGCCTTAATAAATTCTTCAAACGTTTTAGGAAATACATCCTGTGTAGTATCTAAGTAGTGTTCATATCTCTGACCATCATCTGTTAAATCAGTCATATTATATTCCTTTCAATATATGTGCTATGACATCTACCGTGAAGCCATTGCCTAGCATTTTGTATCTTTGGGTGTTTGACACCCCTTCGGTATATCCATCAGGGACAGTCTGTAAGCGTTCGCATTCCAGAGGTGTTAATTTGCGCCAAGACATATCTTCAATTAGTATGCTATCTTTTGTAACTGTAGTTAAGCAGTTAGTTTTATCATCATCACGAACTTCAATCATTTGTCTGATAGGAATAGACTTATCGTTATCCTTGCGTGTACCTTCAGAATCTAGTCTACGCCCAACCATGCGAGCACCTTTAACCAATACTTTAGGCTCTCTGTGGCCACCACCCATAGTTGTAAGGGTTGGAGCTTTACCTTCCTCATGGTATACTCGTTTGATGGATTGATTACCACTCAAGTCAGCGTCGCCTACATGACACATACCATTAGGACTAAACACCAACTGTCTGCGATGCTTCTCGAAGTATGACTTAAGATTACCGCCCTTGAAGTAATTAGCGTCAAGACAATGCGACTTAGTTCGGTCAGTCAAACCGTCCTCAAGTATATCCTTTAAGACAATGCCACGATCTTTTGGTTGCTCAATACCATCGATGTTAGTCCAGTAAAACCGCTTTCTGTTTTGTGCTGACACTAACGAACTGTTGATCAAATATTTATTCACGTTGGGCAAAGCTTGCTCAGTGTGATACGTTATGTATTCCTCAAATGCGTCGCTCATGCGTACATTTTCCATGATATACTTGGCCTTAGGATTACATGATAGTACGTGCTGCATAATATCCAACACTACCCAAAATAGCTGACCCCTAGGGTCCCTGTCGGCCTTACCTTTTCCGGCAACCGACCAAGACTGACACGGAAAACCGGCAATCACTAGGTCAACACTATGCCAATCAATATCCCAATCACGCCAATTATTCATATCACCCACTTGTATAGTATTAGGGTAATTCTTTTGTGTGATTTTAATAGCGTATGGATCTATCTCACTGGCAATGTATGTATCAGCAATTAGTCCAATGCGTTCTCCTGCAATCTGGCTACCGCTTAAGCCATCGCATAGTGAAAGTTTTGTTCTTATTCTCATTTGCTTCTCTCCTTTGCAAACTTTAGTACTTCATTAAAATCATCAGTAGCTAGTAATTCCTCTGGAATGTCAAGCGTATTACCACTTGCATAGTCGTCACTAAATACCGTGAACCTAGGGTGTAAATTATCCATTGTGGCGCAACCGTTCCACTCTTTAGAATTTAATAAACGCTCATTCTTATCGTGGCTATCAACATAAATAATATAACCGGTGCTTGTATAATAACTAGGCAATACGGCGTGATGATCCGCGTTATAAGTCCAATCTTTAGGTATATTTAAATCTGTTATGTATGTTTTCCAATCCATTATAATAACCTCAATTCTGTAACATCAGCACTAGATAAACCTTTAATAATGAATAATGCTTTTTCAACATTTAGCACATCATCTTCCGTGAATAGTCTGTAATCTTTCACTGGTCTTTCAGATGCAAAAGCTTTTGTAGCATAGACCTCATGACCTTGTCTTAAGGCGTGTCTGGCTACATAGCTTCTATAAGTATTTACTTGGTAATCCATTTTACTCTCCACTGTTATGCATATATATTATTAATGCTATTAAAAGTATTGCAAGTATTATTTTTTCATTAAGCATATTCGGCCAACTTTCGTGACCACTCAGCTTCAACTATATCAACTACAAAACCGCTTTTGTCTTTCTTGGCCTTGCCCTTGGCATACAATGCAACCGCATGACCGCCCTTAGGGTCAAGTATCCGTAAGTCGTCGGCGTCACCATCAACTACCGGTAAATTACGCCATGCATTTCCCTTAATCTCTACTGGTTTACGAAATACAACCGCCACATTCATACCGGCCTCGATTGCGCTGTCAAGCTTATCAGCATAGGATTGCTTTGCACCGCTGTAACTCCATGTCAAATGGTAATTGGCAATATGCTTAGTTTTACGATTTGATATTTTAGTGTAGTCATAAAACTGTACATTAGGGAATAGCTCAAAAATCGTAGTATATCCGGCAATCTTTATGCTTTCCCAACGAATGTCAGTTGTACCGTTAAGACGCACAACCGGTTGAATGCCTCGTTTGGTGCAATACTTCTCAAAACTTGTAATGTCTTGGCGTAGTTGTTCCATGAATGCATCGCGGTCTCTATAAAACCATTCAGCTTTTCTTTGTCTGGCAGATTGTACAACATTCATTGCACCACGTCCGGCAGTATTTAAGCAAGGTGCTACACAACCAGCCTCCTCTGCCATAGGGCAAGAGTTACGCATCATGCCATCAATCAGAATTTTCCATGGGGTCATATACATAATGGCCGTTAAGTATTCGTCACCATCACCCTTAATAGTTTTTGCATTTGTACCAACGCCTAATAATTTAAGTTTCATCTCTCACTCTCCATAGTTTGAACATAAAGTAAGATAGGCCACAATTATCCTGGACACATCTGTCCTGGGCCTATCCAAGCTACATTCACCGCAAGCACTACTGATGGATTGATTCAAGTCACCATTCTAGAAACCCGATCTGCCTAGGTTCTTATGTGCTATCCGCCTATGTTCAATCGAGTTTAGGTTTTGTCATACCACGCTCAAATAAGGTTTCTTCACTATGCAGTTCATTACACTGCTCATTTTGTCGACTGCTAAAATCCATTAGCTAGGGTCTGTTTTATTCTGTTATTCAGTGTCTTTATCTGGGCATATTCTCCTAATTAAGTCAATCATTTTTTTATTCAGTTTATTCGGTATTCAGTTATTCAATTCTTTTATTCTTTTGCAGGTCTCTTATCCGGCTTGATCGTCTAGGACGCTGTTAATTTGAGTCTAGGGCGTTTGCCTCGTCGCTGTTAACTTGTCGCTTTCGATGTTCTTAAGGTGGCATGTACCAAAACAGATTGCAAGAAAAAAGTTACTATTTCATAAACTTTCTTGTAAGTGTGTGTTTTCATTATGTTTTTTCTATGTATTTTTAGCTATTGGTTAACTTTTGTATAAAAAACTTTTTTTGGTATTATATAGTATAAGCTTTTTTTTGGGGTGGTGGTGGTTTTGTGATTACCGGTATTGGGGTGTCTTTTTTGGTTATGCATCCTTTGCCTATTTATTGTGCACTTTGTTAATTATGCCTATTTTTACACCTCTTTTTAGCTATAACTGATCATATATCAGTATAAAAACATAACAATTACAATAACTTACACCATATTTTACTAGCTTTTATCATGATAGTAGACCAAAAAGGGGTAGGGGCGTGAGCCACCGCCGGGTATAGGGTTATGTGTATATGTAGAAACACACAGAAGTGAATTTTGAAACGACCTTTACCCAGGCATGTATACGGACAGACACACATTACTGGTGCATAAATGTCACACATTAGAAGGATTAGCTAATATAATAAAACTTTCTTACAGATATACTCATTTTACGGATTGACACAGGGTATTATATAAGTATAACTGCGGAGCAGGAGCAAACAGAGTTAAACTCTTAAGTTTTTACTTAAACAAGTAATAAATAAGAAATAGTTAAACTATATAGTAAGTGTTACATATAGGATACTGGACATAGGAAGAGTTTTAACACATAAAGTTAAACTATAGTGTTGACAACATATTGGGTATGCGGTAACATATTCGTATGTAACACACATAAACTTGTATTAATAATAAGTGTTACACTACTGGTACGTGTTACAAACTTACTGTGTAACTCTCTCCTCTTGTCTCCTCTCCTGACACGTAGTTTGCGGCACGTACCCTATTTTTACATTATAGGTATTGACAATGACACGTAGCCGTATACAACTATACGCATCCGATAACGTACTTGAAGAGTTTTACTCTGCTTTAGCAGAAGGCAATTCTAATAAGATAAGCCGAATACATATACCTCGCAGTGACGTATTTTACATTCGTGCTGCTATTGAAGCAAATACTGGCGTTCGATATACATTAGATCATATTGAAAGAGCCATGTACTTAGAAGGTATGCTAGATCGTAGAGACGTGTTAGATCCAGATAGAAAGCGTGACTATGGCTAGAAATTATAAAAAAGAATATGCTAATTACCAAGGCAAACCTGCTCAGATAAAGAAGAGGGCATCTCGTAATAGTGCTCGTGCTAAACTTTCTCAGGGTGGTGTCGTTAAGAAGGGTGATGGCAAGGATGTACATCATAGGGATGGCAACCCTAGAAATAATGCCCGTAAAAACTTAGCTGTAACTACAAAAGCTAAGAACCGTAGTTTTCCACGTAATTCTAAAGCAGGAAAGAAGAAGTAATGGCTATACCTGAACGAGTCAAAACTAAAATGAAGAGCGCTGGGTTAAAAGGCGTTAATAAACCTCAACGGTTAAACGATGGTAGTGGTAAATCCCATCACGTAATGGCTTCTGAGGGCGGTAAGTACAAGTATATTAAGTTTGGTGAGAAGGGTGCAAGCACTGCAGGTAAACCTAAAGAGGGTGAATCTGATAGAATGAAGAAGAAACGTGCTTCATTTAAGGCTAGACACGCTAAGAACATCAAAAAGGGTAAGATGAGTGCAGCTTACTGGGCAAATAAGGTGAAGTGGTAATGGCTACGGCACCTAAACCCACAAATATGAAGCTGTATAACAAAGTTAAGGCAGAAGCTAAGCGAAAGTTCAAAGTATGGCCCAGCGCCTATGCATCTGCTTGGCTTACTAAGACATATAAAGCACGTGGAGGGAAATATAGTGGCACGAAAGCCAACAAAGTCAAAAAAAGCTAGATCTCTACACGTATTACCAGAAGCTCGTGGTTATTCTAAGGGTGGTTTGGGTAAATGGTTTGGTGAAAAATGGACAGATGTTAAAACAGGAGAGCCCTGTGGAAGACAAAAAGGTGACGGTAGGGACTACCCTGCTTGTAGACCAAAAGCAGTAGCTTCTAAAATAAGTAAAAAAGAAGCAGCGAAGAAAACAGGACCTGCTAAAGTTGCATGGTCTACAACAGCATCAGGGAGAACAAGAACATGAAAAAAGTACCTAACTTCAAAGCTTGCTCGGACTGTCCTAGTCCAGCTAAGTGTGCTAAAGAGGGTTGTCAAAAAGGCAAGACTAAGATGGCATACGGTGGAATGGCTAAGAAACGTAAAGGTTTTAACAAAGGTGGATACTGTGGTGCATCAAACCCAGCATCACGCCCAATGAAAGGTAAGTAATGAAATATTACCATAAATATAAAGATGCGCTGGAAGCTAAAGGGTATCGTGTAGATGAACACGGTTACGTTTGGGATTCATTAGGTAATCAATCAGCAGGTGAAGATAACTACGGCAACGTTCAGAGTAAAGATGAGAATATTAATTACATCTGTGCTGAAGTAGATGCAGCACCTAAGCCTAAGAAAAAGGCTAAAGCACCTGCAGGTAAAAAACGGGCTCGTACAGATAAAGGACACTTTATTAAGGATGACCCTAACACACCAGAAAATGAAGCGTGGGTAGATGAGTAATGGCTATTACGCTCAACCATCAGGGTAGACCTGCACGTAGACGTTCTTTGTATGGCCATAATACAGGCACTACTACAGAGAATGTATATACATGCCCACCTAACTGTACGTCTGAGCTTAGCTTTATACATATAATCAACACAACTGGCAATACAAATATTGAGATTGAATGGTATATAGCAGCAGATACATATACTTCACATTTTTTGACAGGTAAAAACCTTGGTGCTGGTGAATACATTACATTTTCAGATATAGAGATTGTACTATCTCCTGGAGATCAAATACGTGTTACTCCTAGTTCAGCGGCACATGTAGATACTATTTTAACTGTTATAGAAACTTTTTCAGGTGTATAACGACTAACGGGTATGCAAACTTATCTGAGGTAAATACTTTTAACATATGTATAACTATGCATGTTCAGCAATAAAGCTGGTCATAACATAGGAAAAAACAATGTTTAGAACAATCTTTGAAGCAGTTTCAGGCTTAAACAAATCTATTATCAAGTCTCGTCAAGCAAGTGCAGACTTATACTTACTACAAAACCTAACAGACAGAGAATTACAAGATATAGGCGTTACTCGCGGTGATCTTATACATAGGTACTATAATAAAGACTAATATATTGCTTGCATTTGTATTTTTGCTAAGTATAACTACTGCATGTAGTACTCATTCAATAGTAATGCCTCTGTCCTGTCCTCCTGATAATAAAAAATGTCAACGGAACTTAGATGCACAAACACTATCCATTATTGGCCAAGATGAGGCAGCATTACAACTTATGTGTATGGACACTGATCTTACAGATATTCTTAGCGACAAATGTGCAGAGCAATGACGTCACTGGAGACTTTAGTAATAATTATCAAGATTCAAATGTAGATAGCAATAATAATTCTACAAGCGAGACTAATAATTACAATGCAACGGGCGCAGGTGAACCTGCTCCTGTAATGTCCAGTATAGCACCTACTGTTATGGGTGGCGGAGGTAATGATTCGTGTTTATTACCTACAACGTCAGGATTACAGCTTAGTTTATTTGGATATTCTCAAGGTACTATGAGGCAAGATGAATATTGTAATAGACGTAAAAACGCTAGACTTTTAGGGACTCCACAACAGATAGGAGGTCTTGGTTTACAAGTTTCTGGGATATCAACGATTTGTGGAGATCCAGATGTTTTTAAGGCCATGATTTTAGCCAGTACGCCCTGTCCTATCATGGATGTTTTAACTGGTAAGCTACTCATGGGTAAGGATGCAGTAGATAAATATAGAGAAAATCCTCAAGCGTTTATAGTGGGGTATGGAGAAGATAAAGAGTTTTGGGACAGTCTATTAAGAATTGGAGAGGATTTAACAGATGAAATCAATGAAGCAAAAGTTGCTAACAACAGCAGGGACACTCGCTCTATTAGTGAGCGGTTCAGGTCTACTCGCAGAGTCACTTCCACCACCCGACTACAGCCAGACGGGGGATCAGAAGATACAGTCACTGATTAATTCTATCAATGTAATAGATAATCGGTTACAACTATCTTTGAACTTAGGTATTGGTGCAATAGGATATGCTGAAGTTGGTGGTGTTATTGTTGATGGAGCATTGGATGGTGCTAAAGTAACTACAGCAATGCTTGTAGCTTACGAAGATGCTAGAAGTAAAGTTATGAACCATGACTATGCTACAGCAGAAAATGCGAATCAGTTGTTTATCCAAGAACATACTGCGGCTATGAATAACTTAACTGCTGCAGTTGATATACTTGGTGATGCTACAACTGTACTAATGACAGCTACATCTGTTGCTGACACTGCTGCAGAAGCAGATACAAAGCCAGAACAGGTTGCATTACAAGAGATGATTGCTACAGATGAATATAGCCTTGACGCTTCTGAAGTTGCAGACTATAATAACGCACTTGATGCAGTAGCAGAGTATGCACAACAAGCAGGTGCTTTCATGGCTGCAGCTAACAATACGGAGTTGACGTCTAGTATAGATAACTATGCCACATCTAACAACATAATGGTTGGAACATACACAGCTATTACATATACACAAGCAGTTGATGAATTTGTAATTACGTGGGATGGTAACGGAACTGGTTGGAACGGCTATCTTACAGATGATATGAAAGATGCAGACGATGTATACGGCGCTGGTGCTTACATCATGCAACACGGGTCAGCTTCCTCTAACATGTAGGAAACATTATGATAGAAGATGCAGAAGTTAAAGTTGGTGGGTTTACTTTTAAAGGGTGGTACATAGCTGCTGCCCTGCCAATACTAGGGTCTCTTAGTGGCGGTATATATTATGGATATGACACACTACAAAGGTTCTATGCTGTAGAATCAGGTATTGAGACAGTAGTAGAAGCTTCAGGTAAGTTTAACTCTAAGTCTAATGAACTAAGTACACGCATTCAAACAGTTGAATCTAATCTTAGCTCTCGTATACAAACAATAGAACAGGCGGTAGCAGATAATGATGTTAGAGGTCTTAACACAAGGTTGTCAACGATTAGTACGCAAATGCAAACAATCTTGGAACAACAGAAAGAGTTGCTTGATTTACGTAGTCAGGTTGAGAGATCTACTGGGATCACTGATACTCTGGGTGATAAGCTTGACGAATACCAAACCGAAATAGATGACATATGGAAAGCATATGATTCTCTTGTGGATAAACCGCTATAAGGAAAAAATATGGCACGTAACTTAACAGAAAAACAACAGCGTTTCTTAGATATACTCTTTGATGAGGCTAATGGTGATGCTGTGGCTGCTAAGAAACTTGCAGGTTACGCACCTGAGTCTAGCACTACAGCTATTGTAGAATCACTTCAAGAAGAAATAGGAAAGAAGACACGTACTTACTTTGCACAAACTGCACCTAAAGCAGCTATGGCCATGGTAGGTGCACTATCTGACCCTACAGAACTAGGCATCAAAGAAAAGATGGTTGCAGCAAAAGATTTACTTGATCGTGCAGGGCTTGGTAAGACTGATAAGATAGAAGTATCGTCTGGTGGCGGTGTATTTTATCTACCTCCAAAAGAAGGTTCAAACGAATAATACCTCAAAGAGATTTAGGCTTCTGGGAATTACCCAAGCCTGTAAGCCCTCATAGCAAAGATTGGCACGTAATAGTTCGTCTGAGTGGTGTAGTACCTTTTGGTTATAAAACTGATCCAGATAATAATAAGTTACTTATACCTATTAATTCAGAACTTGAAGCTTTAGAACTTGCAAAGCGACATCTTAAGCAGTATAGTTACAGAGCAGTAGCTAACTGGTTAAGTAAAGAAACTGACAGGTATATATCCTGGCAAGGACTAAAGAAAAGAGTAGAGATTGAGCAAAAACGTAAAAGAGCAGCTACAATTAAACGTAAGCTTGCCAACTGGCTCGAAGAAACCATTGCGGAAATCGAAAAACTCGAAACGCAAGGTGTCGGAGCCTACGCTGATACAAGAAGAGATAAGCGCTACCGTTAAAACGGAAGACAGTCCTACGGTACCAGCGCAAGTAAAAGCTGAACCTTACAATGTGGAAGAGGCTATGGACATTGTGTTCAAGCCAAACCCAGGACCGCAGACATACTTCCTTAGTGCATCAGAACGTGAAGTACTATATGGAGGAGCAGCCGGTGGAGGTAAGAGTTATGCCATGCTTGCAGACCCTCTTCATGGGTTAAATGATCCTAATTTTAGTGGGCTACTTGTACGCCATACTACAGAAGAATTAAGAGAGTTAATACAGAAGAGTCAGGAACTTTACCCTCGTGCTATACCAGGTATTAAATGGTCTGAACGTAAGTCTCAATGGACTTCTCCACAAGGGGGGCGTCTGTGGATGTCATATCTCGATAAAGATACCGATGTTACCAGGTATCAGGGACAGGCTTTTAACTGGATTGGATTTGACGAACTTACACAATGGTCTAGTCCATACGCTTGGAATTATATGAGATCACGCTTGAGATCTGCTCATGCTTCTGATCTAGGTCTCTACATGAGAGCAACAACAAACCCTGGAGGAAGTGGACATGCTTGGGTTAAAAAAATGTTTATCGACCCTGCAAAAACAGGTAAGTCGTTTTGGGCAACTGATATTGAAAGTGGTGAAACCATTACTTTCCCTAAAGGTCATAGTAAAGAAGGCCAGCCTCTTTTTAAAAGGCGCTTTATACCAGCTTCGCTCTTTGATAATCCTTATTTGGCAGAAGCTGGTGATTATGAAGCGATGCTACTTTCGTTGCCGGAGCATCAGCGTAAACAGTTACTTGAAGGTAACTGGGACATTAATGAAGGTGCAGCTTTTCCGGAGTTTGATCGAACTATACACATTATGGACCAATTCGAGATACCTGACTCTTGGCCAAGGTTTAGGGCTTGCGATTACGGTTATGGTAGTTACACTGGTGTTCTTTGGTTTGCTGTAGCACCTGACGAACAACTTGTTGTATATCGTGAAATGTATGTTTCTAAAGTTACTGCTTCTGATCTAGCCGATATGATATTAGATGCAGAGAAAAAAGACGGTACTATAAGATACGGTGTGCTGGATAGCTCTTTATGGCACAACCGAGGCGACACTGGGCCTAGCTTGGCAGAGCAGATGAATATGAAGGGATGTAGATGGCGTCCCTCTGACAGGTCAAGAGGCTCACGTGTCGCAGGAAAAAACGAAATACATAGGCGTTTACAAGTAGATGAATTTACTGAAAAGCCTAGACTAGTGTTTATGGACAACTGTACTAACACTATTGCACAAATACCTAGCATCCCTTTAGATAAAAAGAATCCAGAGGATGTAGACACACATGCAGAAGATCACTTGTATGACGCTTTACGCTATGGTATTATGACCAGACCACGCAGTAGCTTATGGGACTTTAACCCTGAGACACAACGCACAGGTTTTCAAGCTAGTGATCCTAACTTCGGGTATTAAATAATGGCAGAACAAGAAGAAATGTTTGAAACAGATGAAGTCGTAGCTGCAGAAGACAGTACGGATAGCATCTTTGAAGAAAAATCTAGCGTAGTAGCTTTCGTCGAGGAACGGTATAGACGTTCAGAAGATGCACGTAATGCTGACGAAGAGAGGTGGCTAAAAGCTTACCGCAACTATCGTGGTTTGTATGGTAAAGACGTACAGTTTACAGACACAGAGAAGTCTCGTGTATTTGTTAAAGTTACTAAGACTAAGACACTTGCTGCGTATGGCCAGATTGTAGATGTACTATTTGGTAATAATAAGTTTCCGCTTTCTGTAAACCCATCTGTATTACCTGATGGAGTAGCAGAGTCAGTACACATTAATGTAGACCCTAAAGCTTCAGCAGCTGGGGAAGCTCTTAAGTCTGTTACTCAAGAGTCCTACTCAAAACCTTACTTAATTGATGGTGACACAAAGTTAAAACCAGGCGAGACCCTTATGGATCTTTCCACTCGTCTAGGGCCTCTATCTGAAAAGTTAGAGCCTGTATCTGATAAGATTATTGAGGGTGATGGAACTACACCTACAACTGTTACATTTCACCCTGCTATGGTTGCAGCTAAGAAGATGGAAAAGAAAATCCATGATCAGCTTCAAGAGTCTGGTGCTTCTGTACACTTAAGGTCTATGGCATTTGAAATGTCATTACTTGGTACCGGTGTTATGAAAGGACCCTTTGCTGTAGATAAAGAGTACCCTAACTGGGATGAACAAGGTGAGTATGATCCTATAGTTAAAACTGTTCCAGAGTGTAGCCATGTTTCTGTATGGGACTTCTACCCTGATCCAGAAGCTACATCTATGAATGACGCAGAGTATGTTGTTGAAAGACATAAGATGTCACGTACACAAATACGGGCTCTTAAAAGTCGTCCATACTTTATGAAAGATGCTTTAAATATGGCCATAGACAAAGGCCCTAACTATGTACAGAAGTACTGGGAGATGTCTATGGAAGACGATGATACCCAGCCAACATCTGAACGTTGGGAAGTATTAGAGTTTTGGGGATACGTAGATACAAAAGTATTAGAAGACCACGGTGTAGATATTCCTAGTTCTTTCAAGGACTTAGATGAAGTAAACTGTAATGTATGGATATGCAATGGCGAAGTACTTCGTTTTGTATTAAACCCATTTAAACCTACACGTATTCCTTACTATGCTACACCTTACGAGCACAACCCATATAGCTTCTTTGGTATTGGTATTGCGGAAAACATGGATGATACGCAGACGTTAATGAACGGTTTTATGCGTATGGCTATTGACAATGCTGCATTATCTGGTAATCTTATCATTGAAGTAGATGAAACTAACCTTGTCCCAGGCCAAGACCTATCAGTATACCCGGGCAAAGTGTTTAGACGTCAAGGGGGTGCACCAGGACAAGCCATCTTCGGCACAAAGTTCCCTAACGTAGCACAAGAAAATATACAACTATTTGATAAGGCTAGAGTTTTAGCAGATGAAAGTACTGGATTCCCTAGTTTTGCTCATGGACAAACCGGAGTTTCTGGAGTGGGTCGCACAGCCTCTGGTATTTCTATGCTTATGTCTGCTGCTAATGGTTCTATTCGGACGGTAGTTAAGAATGTTGATGATTATTTGATTCGTCCTTTGGGTAAATCATTCTTTGCATTTAACATGCAGTTTGATTTTGATGATCAGATTCGTGGTGATTTAGAAGTACATGCATCTGGTACAGAAAGTTTAATGGCTAATGAGGTAAGATCCCAGCGCTTAATGCAGTTCTTACAAGTTGCACAGAACCCAGTATTAGCTCCTTTTGCTAAAATGGATTATATCATTCGTGAGATTGCTAAGTCTATGGATCTTGATCCTGATAAGGTTACTAATTCTATGCAAGATGCTGCTATACAAGCTGAGATCCTAAAAGGATTTCAAACACCTGTAGCGCCTCCTATGGCTCCTGAGGGTGTACCAGCACCTGCAGGTCAGGAACAGGCACCACAAACGCCTCAGGGCGGTGTACAGGATACGTCAGGCGGTGGCGGTGGGCAGATAGGCACAGGTACTGCTCCTGTACCAGGTGAACAAGGATTTAGTGGTAATGTCGCTTAAACTACTTGTTAACAATATACATATATGGGATGCGTTTGTTAAGGAACTTGATGAGCGTATTTCTGGTACGCATAGAAGTATGGAGAACATCTCCGATACTGCAGAATTATATAGACATCAAGGTGCTATAAAAGCAATGAGACAACTGAAGTACTTGAGGGATAAAGTAAATGAATGAACAAATGAAAGCAGCTTTAGCTGAAGATGTAGATCCAGTATCAGGTAACGAGGTACCAACAGGATCTTTACCAGAAGAAGTACGTGATGATATTCCTGCACAACTGAGCGAAGGTGAGTACGTTGTACCTGCTGATGTGGTACGTTACTATGGTGTTAAGTTCTTCGAAGATTTACGTACAGAGGCTAAGGTTGGTTTTAATCAAATGGAAGCTAATGGTCGCATTGGCGGTGAACCTATGGGTGATGAACTACCGTTTGATATTTCTGAGTTACAGATGGTTGATGAAGCACAGCCTGAAATGAACAAAGGCGGTTACATACGAGGTTACGATGAAGGTGGGTTAGTAGAAGGCGCAACTTCTGTTTTAGGACAAAGTGTTAGCGGTATGGAATATAAAACATACGTAAACGCTGCAGGTGATGAGATTACTATCATGTTCTTTAATGGTATGCCTATGAGTGCTATACCTGAAGGTTACACAGATAAAGCTTCTCAACCTGTTGCACCTACTCAACCAGAGCCCGTTAAAAGACGGGACAGAGATCCTTCACCAGTAAACACACCTGAAGCTGTAAACTATAAAGAACTAACTGCTGCAGAACTGCGTGATCTAGTTGAACAGCAAAAGGGTGCCACTGCGAAAAATGTAGGTACAGGATTAGCTATGCTTAACCCTCTTATGGGTATGGCATTTAAGGCAGCTATGTGGCATCAGTCTAAGCAGATTGAAAAAGAACTTGCAAGACGTTTAGATGACGGTATGCTAGATGAAAAGCAGAAAGCGTACTATACAGATCTGCAAGGTGTTATGAAAGCGGATGAGCCTGGTTTCTTTGAAAGACTCTTTGGTAAAAAAGAAAAAGAAGAAGAGGTTGTTGAGGAAGAAGTTGCTAAACCAGAAGTAGCAGGTTCTCTAGAAGATACATCAGCTTATAGTCCTGATCTAGCTTCAGATTCTTTATATAACCAAGAAATAAAAGAAGTAGGACTTGGCACTTATCAAGCTAATGCAGATATCAATGACCCTGAATTTGAAGCAAATCTTAAAAAAGTAGAAAACATATTTAATGATGTTGATGAAAGTGCGGCTGCTCCAAGTCCAGTAGCTTCAACATCTGCAACTACATCTTCTTCATCTAATGATAGGGACAGGAAAAGGCGTTCTGCATTTAGCAATGCAGCATCAAAAGCAGATGCAGGTACAAAGGCAGTGGCAGATGAAGCACGAAGAAACTTAGCTACGGCAAAAGAAGTTAGAGATATTAAAAAAGAAGGCGCTAGAATTAAAAGAAGCCTTGAGTCTTCTGCTCGTGGAGGCCAAATGGGATTCTCTAAAGGCGGTCTCGCTTCTAAGAAAAAGAAATAATACTACAAGACTACCATATAAATATAAGGCTACCCAGCTAAGGCTGGCCCCAACATAAGGAAAATAAAATGTCGGAAACTATTAGTACGGACTCTGCGTCCCACCAACGTAATACATTACGTATTAAACGAGATGAAGAGGAATTACAAGCACTATTAAAAGATGCAGGTATTACTCAGGATGAAACAGAAAAAGAAGAAGAAGCTGTCGCTGAGGAACCCATTAGCCCAGAGCCTGTGGAGCCCCCAGTTCAGGCAGAGAGTAGTCCCGAACAAAAAGAAGAACCCAAAGCTGAAGCACAAGAAGAGGTTGAACTGAGTGCTGAAGAAAAAACGTTTAAACAACGTTACTCTGATATCCGTAAGCATATGCAAGAGAAAGACAAAGAGTTTAAATCTAAGCTAGAAAAGTTAGAGAATCAACTCAAGTCTGCTGCAAACAATGAGCTTGTACTTCCTAAATCACCTGATGAAGTAGAGGCGTGGGCTAAGAAATTCCCAGACGTTGCAGGTATCGTAGAGGCCATTGCTGATAAAAAAGCTAATGAACGTGCTGACGAACTTGATGGACGTTTAAAAGAGATTGAAGCTCTGAGAGCTACAGCTAAACGTGAAAAAGCAGAAGCAGAAATATTATCACTACACCCTGACTTCGAAGAACTACGTGCAGGTGAAGACTTTCATAAATGGGCAAAAAAGCAACCTAAAGTTGTACAAGATGCCTTATATGAGAATAGTGAAGATGCTCAATCTGTAGCACGTGTTATTGATCTTTATAAGAGTGATAAAGGTATTACAGATAAGCCTAAGAAAAATACGGATAAAGCAGCGGCTTCATCTGTTAAAGCTAAAGGACGTCCTGCTCTGGACGCAGATGACTCAACACGTTACCTACGTGAATCACAGGTACACAAAATGAGCATTAAAGAATACGAGAAACGTATGGACGAGATTACAGAAGCCCAACGTTCTGGTAAGTTTATTTACGATATGTCCAAGAAATGACTTGACATGAAGGTCTTCGTAGATAAAACTATAGGCATGTACAGCGCTAGGTATCAACTACCTGTACATGCTTAACATTAAGCACTAAACCACAATAAAGAACTACCTCAGATTATAGGCCCAGCGCTATATAGGACGGCCATCCTTTAAGCATAGCTGACTACCCTAATATGAAGAGCCTCTTTTCAGTGGATATGCAGTGTATATTCCCACGCCACATATCTTTGAAAGGATTTTATCATGGCTATTACATCCGCATCAGGCGGTTTTGATGGTAACTGGTCTCCAGTTATCTATTCTAAGCAAGCACAGATTGCTCTTCGCAAATCTGCTGTTACTAACGCAATCACAAACAACTCTTACTTCGGTGAGATTGCTAACCAAGGCGACACAGTTCGCATTCAAAAAGAGCCAGACGTAACTGTTAACTCTTTGCAACGTCATACAGGCATCTCAGTTGAGAAGCTTAATGATGAAGACTTCTCGTTAACTATCGACAAAGCTAACTACTTCGCATTCAAAATGGATGACATCGAGGACCAGTTTGCAAATGTAGACTATGTTAGCTTGGCTGCTGATCGTGCAGCATACAAAATGGCAGACGCTATGGATGCCGATTGTTTAGGTTACTTATCAGGTCACACATCTGCAGGTGAATACATCACTTCTACTTCTGGTGATGCACAGCACGATACTGCTGGTAACTTAACAGGTGAGATGCTTACAGCTAACTTGCTAGACGCAACTGACTTCGGTAACTTGACTATCTCAGGAACTGCTACTGCAGGTGACTCTGTGCCATTGGCACCGCGTTTACCAGGAGCAACTGCGTTGTCTGCAACAACTGTTTCACCTTTGACTGTACTTGCACGTATGGCTCGTAAGATGGACGTTGCTAATGTAGATGCACGTGGTCGTTGGGTAGTACTTGACCCGGTGTTTGTAGAGATGCTAAAAGACGAAGACTCACGCATGTTAAATGGTGACTTCGGCGGTGCTGGTCTACAAAATGGCTTGGTGTTAAATAACATTCACGGATTCCGTGTTTATATTTCTAACAACTTGCCAGCTAAAGGCACAGGTGCAGGAACCTCAGGTACAACAGCGCAAAACGCTAACTATGGTGTTATTGTTTCTGGACAAGACGATGCAGTAGCATCTGCTGAGCAGATCAATAAGGTAGAGAACTACCGCGACCCAGATTCATTCGCGGACATCGTGCGCGGCATGCATTTATATGGCCGCAAGATTCTACGACCTGAAGCATTGTTAACTGTACGTTACAACGCTGCTTAATAAATAAAGAGTGGGGCTGGTTCTTACTGGCCCCTTTCCGTTTATAAATAAAGGACATAACCAATGGCTATTACAACGGCGATGTGCAACAGCTTCAAGCAAGAGTTACTTGGTGGTGTTCACGATCTAGATACAGACATACTAAAGATAGCACTTATTAAAAGTACACCGACAGGTACTTATAATGCATCTACTACTAATTACAGCACAATAACAGGTAACTCAGATGAAGCTACCGGTACTAATTACACTTCAGGTGGCAATATTTTAACTGGTGCAACTATTGCACTATCAGGATCAACTGCAACTGTTGACTTTGCTGATACTACTTGGTCATCCGCTACTGTGGCTGCAGACGGGTGTATAATCTACAACACATCACAAGGTAATAAGGCTATAGCAGTTATTGACTTTGGCGGAACTAAGACATCAACAAATGGTGACTTTGTGGTACAGTTCCCAACAGCAGACGCAACTAACGCAATCATTCGTATCGCTTAAGGAGCAGTATTATGGCTCTCGTTGTCAAGGATAGAGTAAAAGAAACCGCTACAACTACAGGCACTGGTGCTATTACGTTGGGTGGCGCTGTTACAGGCTTTGAGTCTTTTAGCTCTGCCCTTGCCAACAGTGATACTACATACTACGCTATTTCTAATCGTGATGCAGACGAATGGGAAGTAGGATTAGGTACATACAATTCAGGTGTACTTACAAGAACAACTATACTAGAGAGTAGCAACAGCGATAGTGCTGTTAGTTTTTCTGCAGGTACTAAGGATGTGTTCATTACACTCCCTGCAGACAAGGCTGTTTACTTAGACGCTAATGATGCACTAAGTACAGGTAATATAGTTACAACAGGTTACATTAGAGGTCCTGCCTCCTTTACGATAGATCCTGCTGCACATGGAGACGACACAGGTACTCTTATTGTTGCAGGTAACTTACAGGTTGACGGTACTACCACTACAGTAAACTCTTCTAACCTAACCGTATCAGATCTAAACATTACAGTAGCTGAGGGTGCAGCTAACGCAGGTGCAGCTAATGGCGCTGGGCTTACAGTAGATGGTGCTAACGCTACATTTACGTATGACTCATCTAACGACAGATGGGCTATGAACAAGTCCTTAGCAACTGACCTAATAGGTAATGTCACTGGTACAGTTTCTTCTATAAGCAATCATGACACTGGAGACTTAGCTGAGGGTTCTAACCTGTATTACACTCAGGCTAGATTTAACTCTGCGTTCACAGCTAAAAGCACAAGTGATCTCTCTGAAGGTACTAATCTATATTTTACATCTGCTAGGTTTGATACTGATTTTTCTGCAAAGAGCACGACCAACCTAACAGAAGGTACTAACCTTTACTACACACAATCTAGGTTTAATACTGCTTTTACTGCTAAAAGTACTAGTGATTTATCTGAAGGAACTAACCTTTATTATACAAGCACTCGTGCTAACACAGATTTTGATACAAGGTTAGCTACAAAGAGTACAACTAACTTAGCAGAAGGTACTAACCTTTATTATACACAAGCAAGGTTTGACTCAGCATTTACTGCTGAAAGTACAACTAATCTTTCTGAAGGCACTAATCTTTACTATACCGATAGTAGGTTTAATACAGCTTTTAACGCTAAGAGTACAACTGACCTAACAGAAGGTACAAACCTTTATTACACACAGGCGAGATTTAACTCAGCACTTACAGCTAAGTCAACTTCAGACTTGTCAGAAGGTACAAACTTATACTATACTACGGCAAGAGCAAACTCAGCGATAGACGCAAGGGTAACCACATCCTATGTAACAAACTTACTTAGCGGTTCTCTAGATGCTGATACACTAGAAGGCGATAACAAAGCCACCATATTAGCTACTGCAGAAGCAAGTGCATTAGCATTAAGCATAGCATTGGGGTGATATAAACAATGGCAAACGTATTTAAGAACTACACAAGCGCAGATGTTGGTACAAGCGCTACTACTACATACACGGTACCAAGTGCAACTACATCTGTTATGATTGGTTGTAACCTAGCAAATAAAACAACAGGTGCCATTAATGTAGATGTGCAGACTGCAGGTGTTTACTTAGCTAAAGGAATACCAATACCATCAGGTTCTGCTCTATCCGTACTAGATGGTAAAATTATATTAGAAGCAGCTGATACTGTAATTGTAACAAGTGATACAGCTTCTTCGTGCGATGTTATTGTGAGTGTATTGGAGCAAACATAATGGGCGGTTATATTGGTGGTAATGGTGGTGTTATCCAAGTAGACGGTTATAGTAAAACTGAAGTAGACAACAAAGTATCGGATAAAGTAGAGGACAGTCAAGTTCTTACAGATGTTCCTGCTAATGCTGTATTTACTGATACAACGTATTCGATACAAGATGGTGAGCTTTCTCAGAATAACTTTACAGATGCAGATCATTCTAAATTAGACGGCATTGAGACAGGCGCAACTGCTGACCAAACCAAATCCGATATAGACGCATTAAATGTAGACGCTGACACTTTAGATGGTCAACACGGTTCCTATTATACAACTTATGCAGATACAGCAGTTTCTAACCTTGTAGATTCTTCTCCTGCCGCCTTAAACACACTAAATGAATTAGCTGCAGCTTTAGGTGACGACGCAAACTTTTCTACAACTATGACAAATTCTTTGGCAGGTAAAGTAGATGATTCACAAGTTCTAACAAACGTCCCTTCTGGTGCCGTGTTTACAGACACTACTTATACAGTAGGTGATGGAGGTCTTACACAGAAGAACTTTACTACCACTCTTAAAACTAAACTAGATGGCATTGAAACATCAGCAGATGTAACAGACGTAACAAATGTTAAAGCGGCTCTTACTGCATTATCTACAGGCACAGACGCTGTAGGTGGAGACTTTATCCCTGTGTATGACGCATCAGCAGGTACATGGGAAAAGCAAACTATTACTAATGCAGCCCTACAAGGCCCTACAGGAGCTACTGGACCAGCAGGTGCAGATGGTGCTATAGGTGCTGATGGAGCAGATGGAGCTACAGGAGCCCAAGGTGCTACAGGTCCACAAGGACCTATTGGTAACACAGGGCCGCAAGGCGCTACAGGTGCTCAAGGCCCTATTGGTAACACAGGACCGCAAGGCGCAACTGGCCCTCAGGGTTCTACGGGAGCAGCAGGGGCTGATGGAGACGACGGAGCTACAGGGGCAACAGGACCGCAAGGCGCAACAGGACCACAGGGAGCTACAGGACCACAAGGGCCACAAGGTGCAACAGGCGCAACAGGTGCAACTGGATCTACAGGACCACAGGGTGCAACAGGACCAAGCGGAAACCCATTTGGTGGTGGTACTTTTACAGGTGATGTGCAGTTTAACGCTAAGTTAAGGCTACCCAATGCAACATCTAACCCTTCTAGCCCATCTAAAGGTCATATTTACTTTAACTCGTCTGATAATAAAGCATATGTATGGACAGGGAGTGCGTGGGTAGTTATAACTAATAATTTTCTCGCAACTGGGGGTACTGAAACTACCTACACATCTGGAGGAAGTTTATATAAAATTCACACATTTACAAGTAGTGGTACATTTCTTGTTACATCTGGTAGTAGTAGTGTTGATTATTTAGTCGTTGCTGGCGGAGGCGGCGGTGGTTTTGACGGTTCTGGTGGAGGTGGTGCTGGTGGTATGTTGGTTGGCTCTACGACATTAGGTTCTGGTTCACATAGTGTCACTGTAGGAGGCGGCGGTGCGGCCAATGGCGTTAGATTCGGTGTCGGCACAAACGGATGGATTAGCGGAATATCAGGTGTAGTAACTGCTTCTGGCGGAGGCGGCGGTGGTTCTAAACAGGCTTTTGGGGCTGGTGGTGGTTCTGGCGGTGGCGGTGGACACCCAGCAGGTTACAATGGTGGTTCTGGTACAACAGGTCAGGGTAACTCTGGTGGTAATGGTGCGGCGCAAGGTGGTGGCGGAGGCGGTGGTAAATCAGCTTCTGGTGGTACTGGACGTACCACAGGCACAGCGTATGGTGGTAGCGGCGCAACAAATAATTATAGGACAGGTTCTAATGTATACTATGCTGGCGGAGGCGGCGGCGGAAGTTGGGCAGGCAGTGGTTCTGGATCTGGTGGGTCTGGTGGAGGAGCCAATGGTGGAAATGGTGGTTCAGCCGCAAGTTCAGCTAGTGGTAACTCTGGAGGCGGCGGTGGCGGTGGCGGCGGTATAGGTGCTAATGCAAGTAACGGCGGTTCTGGAATAGTGGTTATAAGATATGTATTATAAAGGAAAATAATTAATGGGACATTATGCAAAAGTAGTTGATGGCATAGTTACAGGAGTTATAGTAGCACAAGAAGATTTCTTTGATACCTTTGTAGACGACAGCGCAGGGGAATGGATAAAAACATCTTATAATACTATCTCTGGAGTTCATGCAAACGGCGGTACACCTTTAAGAAAGAACTATGCTGGTGTAGGTTTTACATATGATTCAACCAGAGATGCGTTTATTCCACCAAAGCCTTACAATAGTTGGACGTTAGATGAAGAAACGTGTATCTGGGTATCACCTGTAGTATATCCTGATGATGGTAATAGGTATGAGTGGAACGAAGAAACAACAAGTTGGGATGCCACATAAATGAGTAGATCAAGAGATTTAGCTAATTTGGTTAATACTGTACAAGCTACTGCTACAGACGACCAAACAGCAGCAGAAATTAAAGCGCTTGTAGAGAACGCTTCAAATAGTAATACCTTTACTGATGCAGATCATGTAAAGCTAAACTCTGTTGCATCAGGGGCTGACGTAACTAGTACTGCATTACCTGATGCACTAACAGGCTTATCTACTGAAACAAGTTTAACAAGTTCTGATATAATACCTGTTTATGACGCTACCTCTACAACATGGAAAAAAGCAACTATAACTAATGCTGCATTACAAGGGCCTACTGGAGCTACTGGTGCAACAGGATCACAAGGACCTATAGGTAACACTGGGCCTCAGGGTGCGACAGGTCCAGCCGGAGCAGATGGTAATGACGGAGCAACGGGTGCTACTGGTCCTCAGGGTGCGACAGGCCCAGCAGGTGCAGATGGTAACGATGGTGCTACTGGTGCAACAGGTCCTCAAGGTGCTACAGGAGCAACGGGCGCAGCCGGAACAGATGGTAACGATGGTGCTACAGGACCGCAAGGGCCAATAGGTAACACTGGTCCACAAGGCGCAACAGGAGCAACTGGACCTCAAGGGCCACAAGGTGCTGCAGGATCTGATGGCGATGATGGTGCTACAGGACCTCAAGGAGCAACAGGCCCACAGGGAGCTACTGGTCCTCAGGGTGCTACAGGTTCGCAAGGTCCAACAGGTAATACTGGTGCTACAGGATCACAGGGTGCAACTGGACCCAGTGGTAATCCATTTGGTGGCGGTACTTTTACTGGTGATGTAACGTTTAACGCTAAGATGAGACTGCCTAATGCTTCATCTAATCCTTCTAGCCCTTCTGATGGACATATCTATTATAATACTACGGATGATGAGATTTATGCCTCCGCTGATGGTACTTGGGTAAAACTTATAACCAAGTTTGTTGCTATCGGGGGTAATACATTCACTTCTGGTGGGTATAAATACCATGTTTTTACAAGCTCAGGTGAATTCACAACAACGGATAACCAAGCTATGGACTACTTTATTGTTGCTGGCGGTGGAGCAGGTGGTAACAACCACGGAGGTGGCGGTGGAGCAGGTGGTTTTGTATCTGGTTCAACAACAGTAGCTGCAGGTACATATAATATTGTTATTGGTGCTGGTGGTACTATGTCCAATTCCGATGGTGGACATATTAGTGGTAGTAATACAACAGTGTCAAACTTTACAACAGCCGTAGGTGGAGGTAGAGGTGGTGCGCCATATTCTTCGGCTTACTCAGGGGGTAGTGGAGGTGGCGGTAATGGGCATCTTTCCAATAACAGTAATGTAGGTGGCTCTGGGACATCAGGTCAAGGTAATAGTGGCGGTAATGGTTTAGATAATGGTGGTAATGCTAAAAACGGCGGAGGCGGCGGTGGAGCAGGTGGTACTGGTGGTACAGCTTCTTTATCTAATGGTGGTAATGGGGGTATTGGTAAATCAGGATACTCTACTTGGGCAACTGCTACATCTACAGGATCAGGAGGGCGATATGCCGCTGGAGGCGGTGGTGGAGCTTGGGATAGTATAGGAGACTCTCCAGGGACAGGTGGTACTGGTGGAGGCGGTAATGCTGGTAATAATGCAACTAGTACTGCGTCTGTTGCAGGTGTAGCTAATACTGGTAGTGGTGGCGGTGCAGGCGGTGCTGGAAATCAAAAAGGCTCTAATGGTGGTTCTGGCATAGTAATATTTAGATATCAGTTTTAATTAAATATAATAAGGAAATATACAAATGGGGCATTACGCATTAGTAGATTATGGAGTTGTCAAGCAAGTCATTGTAGCAGAACAAGACTTTATTGATACATATATTCACGATTCTACAGGTATGTTTGTAAAAACATCGTATAACACTTATGGAGGGCAACACCCTGATGGTACTCCTTTAAGATATAATTATGCTGGTATTGGATTTATATATGACAGTGAAGCGGATGCTTTTTATGAACCACAGCCATATCCCTCATGGACATTAAATACATCAACATATCTTTGGGAAGCTCCTGTAGCAGAACCTTCTAATGAAGAGATGCATAGATGGAACGAAGAAACAACAAGCTGGGATGCTGTATAATTACAGCCTAAAATAGGATAAATAAATGTCAGGTTACATAGGAAATATACTAGTACCACAAGCTACTCAAACACGGGATAGCTTTATAGCGACTGCTGGTCAAACTAGCTTTCCTACGAGTGGGTATACTCCAAACTTTTTAGATGTCTACTTAAATGGTATCAAATTACATAGCTCAGACTTTACAGCAACAAATGGTTCAGACGTTGTATTAGCAACAGGTGCAGCAGTAAATGATGTTGTAGAAGTTGTAGCTTTTAATGCGTTTGATATAGCATCAGGTACATTTGATGATTTAACTGTCAATAACAATATAGTTGTATCTGGCACAGTAGACGGTAGAGACATTGCTGCAGACGGTACTAAGTTAGACGGTATTGAGTCTGGCGCTACAGGTGATCAAACTAATGCAGAGATACGAGCAGCTGTAGAAGCCGCAACAGACAGTAATGTATTCACTGATGCGGATCACACTAAACTTAACGCTATTGAAGCGAGTGCTACTGCTGACCAAACAGCAGCGGAGATCAGGACACTTGTTGAGTCTGCTACTGACAGTAATGTCTTTACGGATGCAGATCATACTAAGCTAAACGCTATAGAGTCTGGCGCTACAGCAGATCAAACTAAGTCTGATATTGATGCATTAAATATTAACGCTGACACATTAGATGGGCAACATGGTTCTTACTATACAGGCTATGCTGATACAGCCGTAGCTAATATTGTAGACTCTGCTCCAGGTACACTAGATACATTAAATGAATTAGCTGCAGCACTAGGTGATGACCCTAACTTTGCTACTACAACTGCTACTAATATTGCCGCTAAACTACCACTAGCTGGTGGTACTCTTACGGGTGCGCTTACAACTACTGGGCTGACTGTGGATAGTGGTTCAAATGGTATTATTGATTTTGGAGATGTAACAACAGCATATGGGCGTTTGTATGCAGACAACACAGGTACATTTGTAGGCTCTAAAACGAACCAACCATTAATTTTACGAACTAACAACACAGAACGTATGCGCATCGACTCATCTGGAGTCGTTCATGTAGGTGGTACTTCTGAAAGTGAGACTTCCCAAGTAAGCCTAAACCCATCAGGTTATATCAAAGCCCGTAAGAATAACGTAACTGGTATCTTTGACCGTATTAGTACGGATGGCGACATTGTTCAGCTCCGCAAAGACGGAACAACTGTAGGTAGTGTTGGGACTGCTAACAGTGGTGACTTGTATATTGGCAACGATGATACAACATTATTATTTGCAGGTGGTTCTGATGCAATACTTCCTAGAGGTACAGCAGGTGCAACTAGAGATGCGGCTATTAGTTTAGGTTTATCTTCTCACCGCTTCAAAGACCTCTACCTCAGTGGTTTTACCCGTTATAACACAGAAGTTTACGTTGGTGATGGGGCTTCTATATCTGGCAGTTATGCAGCTAATGACTTGTTGTTACACACAGACAACAATCCTATTGTGTTTAGACCTAACGGCACAGAAGCCATGCGCATAGACTCATCAGGCAATCTACTAAAAAGAAACAATGGAAACATAGAAGTTGGCGGTTTCGGCAATGGTACAGATTACGGTGTAATTTTAACCCCTGCTGACGGTTCGGGTTATTGGCATATGTATAATGACGCAGGGGGTCATCTAGCGTTTGGTAATAGTAATACTATAGGTTCTACAGAACGTATGCGCATCGACTCGTCAGGAAACGTTGGGATTGGGACGAGTTCGCCTTTCTCTACAAGTCAAATATTAAACACGGGTTGGTCATCTGGCGCACCTTATGGCACGGTTTTAACTGTTACTGGCAATAACACAAACGATGCAAACTGGGGTCATTTACTAATTAGTGATAGCACAACCACAACAGGAAACGGTGGTTCTTTGCGTTTTGCAGTTGGTGCAACAACATCAGATTTGTCACCCCACGCTGGTATTGATAGTTATACAGAGGGTGCAAATTATGGCGGTTTAAAGTTTCTTACAAGACCGAATGGCGGAACTTCTACAGAACGTATGCGCATAGACTCATCAGGCAACTTGTTGGTGGGTAAGACTACAGGTGCATTTGCAACGGCAGGTACAAAAATACAAAGCGATGGACAGACTGAAATAACCGCCTCAAATGGAGGTTCTTTATATCTAAACAGACTATCATCTGATGGCCTTATAGCTGGATTTTATAAAAATAGCTCCGCTGTAGGTAATATTGGCACAGTCAGTAATGATATGTACATTGGTACTGATAACACAGGTGTTCGATTTGTAAACGCTAGTGGTGCAATTACACCTATTGACCCATCAGCGAATGGGAGCGCTAGGGGCGACGCAATATCTCTTGGTACTTCTAGTACTAAGTTCAAAGACGGTCATTTCTCAGGAAGTCTATACGGCGATGGCTCTAACCTAACAGGTGTTGGCGGTAGTACAACCCGTGGCGATGTTGGTACTTATACTGTAGGTGCTACGTCTAATAGTAACAGCACATCTATAGCGGCTGGGGCTACTGCGGCAGGTAATACGCTTGTAACAGATTACTATAGCTCTACACACCAACGACCATTAGCTACAGATTTTAATGGTGCAGCAAGTTGTGGTCTTTCAGGTACATGGAGAAACATGGGCGGTACGGCTACAGGTGCGCAGTTTGGTGTAAGAGCACCAACACTTTGGGTCAGAATATCTTAACAATAGGAGGCGTTTATGCCAACAATAACAATAACAGAAGTGCGTAACGCACAATCGCTTAACACAGAAAATACGGCATTTAATGTAGAGATTAACCATCCAGAATATGATTGGATACCTTACACATTAAACCCTGATGATACAGATATGACTGTAGACAACAGCGTATTGCTTGAGCTCATTGGCTCAGACTTTGAAGCTTATGTAGCACCTACCCAAGAAGAACTAGACGCAGAACTAGCGGCAGGTTTAAGGGCGCAACGTAACCAGATGTTAGTTCAAGAAGTAGACCCAATAGTCACTAACCCTCTACGATGGGCTGAACTTACAGATGCTAAACAAGCAGAGTGGACACAGTATCGTACTGACTTGCTTAACCTAACAGCGCAAGCAGGGTTTCCAAACACAGTTACATGGCCTACAAAGCCAGAATAAGGATAAAACATGTTCTTTGGTATTTCTCCTTTTGCATCAGGACCGTTCTCTACAACGCTAGAGACACGTCTTATTGCACAGAGTGTACCTGCTACAAGCAGTGTAGGAAACATAATTGTTTCAGGTGAAGCCAATGTAAGCTTGACAAGTGTTGCATCTACTGGTAGCATAGGCTTAATAAGCGTTACTGCTGATAGTGTTATAGTTAGTGATTCTGTATCTACTGTAGCCTCCGTAGGTACAACAATAGTTACTGCAAATGCTAATGTAGTACCTTCTGGGGTTGACTCTTCAACCAATATCGGTACAACTACAGTATTGGCAGATGCTAATACAAGCATCACTAGCCCAGCGCTAACTCTATCAGGTGCAACGGGTACTAATGTAGAAGCTAAGGCTGTTGTTTTACCGATAGGAGTTGCATCTAGTGCAACCCTTGGTGCAATCACTATACGGATTTCAGCAGTAGTTAATCCTGTATCTACAGCATTAAACATATTCTCTGGTAACTTATCTGTAGTAGCTACAAAGTTCGACTACGAAAGTCGTAAAGATGATTATAGAAAAAATCATGTAGTGTTTATTACAGGTACTAATCAAAACAATACTATTCACATACCTTCAGACTCACGAAGTAACACAGTAATAATTGAAGCAACTAATATAGATAGGGTTGTACGTATTGCAGCATAAGGAATACATTAATGGCATATAAGTGGCCCGATAAAGATAAAGATGAGATTGTAGACTACAGTGTAGATTGGTCTAGGTTTCTTAATACAGACACCATTTCTGCCGTAACTTGGTACATTACAGATGCAGATGGTTCAAAAGTAGAAGTAGATGATGCAGAAACCGTTGACGGACTACAGTTTGTAAGCAGTACTATAACTTCTACAGTAAGTACTATTCGTCTTTCTCTAGGAACTAATAATAAAAGATACACTATTACATGCCGTATTACCACAGCAGGTGGTTTGCAGTATGAGCGTAGTGTCTTTCTACGTGTCAGGGAGAAATAAGAATGGCATATGACTACATCAGTTTAGTTAACGACATTAACAGACGTCTTAATGAAGTAGAACTTACAAATGCTAATTTTTCTACAGCTACAGGGTATTACAGCTTTGCTAAGGATGCTGTTAACGCAGCTATTCGCCACATCAATCAGGAAGAGTTTGAGTGGCCCTGGAACCATGTAGAAGAAACAGAAGTCTTAGCTGTTGGTGAAGTGCGCTACAGTATGCCTTACGATAGTAAGACTATAAACATGAATACCTTTCGTATCAAACGTGATGCGGATCTTAATGTAGAAACAGTGAAGCTAAAGACTTTATCTTATGAAGAATGGCTTGACAAGTTCGCTGATTATGAGTATAACTCTGAAGCAAGCACTAGAGGAATACCTACTTACGTTGTACGTACACCTAGTAGAGAACTTATCTTCTCCCCACCACCTGATAAAGAGTATGAAGTAGTATATGAGTATTTCCGTACAGGGTTTGATCTAGAGTCACCTACAGATGTACCTACACTCCCTGAGCAATACCGCTATACCATCGTTGATGGCGCTATGTACTACGTATATCAGTTCCGTGGTGACATGCAGGCAGCACAATTAGCACTACAAAAGTTCCAGCAAGGTATTAAACAACTACGTAGCATACATATTAATCGCACTTCATACTTGCGAGATACGAGAGTACATTACTAATGGCTACACAGTGGCAGACATTCCCTATAGAGTTTAGAGGTGGTCTTATCTCTAATGTCAGCCCCTTGCAACAGGGTGCTAATAATATAGGTTCTGCTACTATATTGCAGAATTTTGAGGCTACTAAAGAAGGTGGCTATAGTAAGATCAAGGGTTATGAAAAGTTTAGTACTACAACCGTACCTGGTTCTGGTCCTATGCTGGCACTTAAAGTTATAAGCTCTGGTCGTATTGTTGTATCTAGAAAGAATGGATCTAACGTTACAGAATACTATTACGGCACAGGTAACTCTTGGACATCTATGGGAGCTAGACCTTTACTTGGCGGTAAAAGTAAGCATGTGTTATATAACTTAGATGGTAGTGATAAGGTTCTATTTGTTGACGGTGTAAACTACCCAGCTTCGTACAACACGTCAGGTAATACTCTTACTGCTATAACAGGTAGTACAGATGTATTAGGCGCAGAATGTGTCGCTGTATTTAAAGATACAGCTTTCTATTCTAAAGGTAATAATCTTTATTTTACTGCCCCTGTTACTGTTGATGATTTTAGTGTTGCCAATGGCGCTGGTTCTATTAACGTAGCAAATGAGATTACAGGTTTAGCAGTCTTTCGTGATCAGCTTATTATCTTTACAAGTGACACTATTAAGCGTCTTACAGGAAACACTGCAGCAGACTTTGAAATATCACCTATTACAGATCGTATGGGTTGTATTAACAGCGATACAGTTCAAGAATTTGGTGGCGACATCATGTACCTTGCTTCTGATGGTATACGTCTTTTAAGTGCTACTGATCGTATTGGTGACTTTGGGTTAGACGTTGCATCTGATCCTATATCTAAAGATGCTTCTACTTTTCTTGGTAGTACCCCTATCTTTTGTTCTATCCTTATGCGTGAAAAAGCTCAATATCGCATCTTTGCCTACATTGAGTCAGAACAGCAAGCAACTGCAAAGGGATTGATTGCTACCAAGTTTATATCTCAGGGTGCTACCGGTATAAGTTGGTCTGAGACTAAAGGTATTAAAGCCTATGTAGCAGACAGCCGTTACTCAGGTACAACAGAAGCAGTAGCCTTTGCTAATACAGATGGCTACGTGTATAAGATGGATACAGGTTCAAGCTTTGATGGTTTATCTATTGAGGCTATATATGAGTCACCTTATATGCCTATATCAGATCCACAAATGCGTAAATCATTCTATAAGATGACGTTGTATGCAGAGCCTACAGGCAATATGTCTTTAGATTTAAACATTAAGTATGACTTTAACGCTTCTACAAATACAGGTGTGATACAGCCTACTACACAAAGTATTAACAGCACAGGTACCGCAGTTTTTCTCTTTGGCGAATCTAATGCAGTATTTAACACAGCAACCTATGGCGGTGAGTTAGATAAAATCTATACCACAAACATTATTGGTTCTGGTAAAACTATAGCTCTTCGTATTGAAGACTTCTCTACAAACCCCACATTCACTCTAGACACAGCCCTGCTAGAGTTTAGACAGAACGATAGACAGTAAGGACTAAGACATGGCAGGTTACACACGTCAGGATACAGCAAACAACATTTCTAACGGTAACGTTATTGATGCAGATGACTTTGATGCTGAATATAATGCTTTAGAGGCATCGTTTAACGCTTCTACAGGCCACGCTCATGATGGTACGGCAGGTGAAGGTGCAGCTATCACTAAGGTAGGTCCAGCACAAGATCTTGTTGTATCAGGTACAGCACTCACCCCTAAGACTACCAACACTTTGGACTTAGGTACCGCCTCTGTTCAATATAAGAATGCATGGTTTGATGGTACTGTAGATACAGATGCACTCACTGTAGCAGCTAACGCTACCGTAGGTGGTACCCTTATGGTTACAGGTGGTATAACTGGAGATATAACAGGAGACTTAACTGGAGATGTTACCGGTGATGTTACCGGCCAAGTTTCAGACATATCAAATCATACCTCTGATGAACTTACTGAAGGTACCACAAACCTATTTCATACTACTGCAAGAGCACGTTCTTCTATATCTGCTACCGGTAGTCTTTCTTATAACAGTCTTACAGGTGTTATGGGCTTTACACAGGGTAATACAAATACTGTACCTGAAGGCCCTACTAACCTATACTACACTACAGCACGTGCTACTGCAGATGCTAAAGCAGCTATCTCAGTAACAGATTCCGGTGGTGATGGTAGCTTATCGTACTCTGCAGGTGTTATTACTTATACAGGACCTTCTGCAGCAGAAACAAGAGCACATTTCTCAGGTGGTACTGGTATCGTAATTAGCAATGGTGAAGTTGCTATTGATGCTAGTGGTAACCCAACTCTAGGATCTCTTGTTATTACAGGTGACCTTACTGTTCAGGGTACAACCACATCTGTTAGCAGTCAGGATGTTAGTACTACTAATACATTCATCATCCTTAACTCTGACGAAGCTGGTACACCCTCTGCTGATTCTGGTATTGAAGTTGAACGTGGTACAGCTACTAACAAGAAGTTCTTCTGGGACGAAGCTAACGACAGATGGTCTACAGGTACTGACCCTATTTATGCTACGTCTTTTGTAGGTAATGCTTCTAGTGCTACTGTATTAGATACAGCTAGAAATATCACACTCACAGGTGATGTAACAGGTTCTGTTTCTTTTGATGGTTCTGCTAATGCTTCGATTACTACTGCCATAGCTGATGATAGCCACAATCATATTATTTCTAATGTAGATGGGCTACAGACAGCTTTAGATGGTAAAGCTACTACAGCGCAAGGTTCTTTAGCGGATACTGCTGTACAGCCTAATGATAACGTAACTCTAGGTACTGTGAATACAGGTGCTTTGACTGCATCTAGTTTGTCAGGGTCTATTAGTGCATCTAATCTTACGGGCTCGTTACCTGCTATTAATGGTTCTGCACTAACTAATATGAATGGCGTTAATGGTGCAGCTCGTGGATTCATTGCTTTCAATGGTTCTACAGGCGGTGTTATTTCTAGTCAAAATGTAACGCTTTCTAAAACAGCTACAGGTAGCTACAATCTAACCCTTGCTAGTGGTGTAAGAGGTTCTAGCGGAGATTACTGTGTTACTGTAGGGACAACAGATGTAGGTACATTATCTCAAACTCCAGCCATCAATACAGCAGCAAATCTATATAATGCTTTTGTAACTGCTCGTACAGCAAGCACAATAACTATCAAGGCTACAAAAACATACCCTCAGTTTATACACTTTGGAGGTAATGATAACAACACGGCTGGTGCGTGGGGTGTTCAAGCAGTTGACCCTACATACATCGCTGTAGTAATCTACTAAAGGCGCATATCTATGAACAACATTTTCTTCAACAGAACTATTGGAACTCCAAAGCTAGGCTTTGTCAATACAGATCAAACTGTAGAGGAGCTTATCGCAGAAGGAGTAATTCCTACAGGAGCAGCTACCTTAACTAAAGCTGTGCCTACGAACTCAGACACAGAGAATTTAGCTATGCTAACTCATGTGGATAAACTTACCTTTGATAATATGGATAACCCTACAGCACTAGTATGGGATATGTCTTTAGTTGATCTTTGGTGGAAAGACGTATATCGCTCTTGCCGTACAGAACTTCTTAATACTCTAGATAGCCTACAAACTAGAGCAATGGCTAAAGGTCTCACATCTGTAGTGGCTGATATGGAGGTAGACAAAGAAACATTACGCAATATGCCTAGTTCTGTAGATTACTCTACTGCTACTACATTTACTGAAACACTTGCAACAGGTCCTAATGCACTTTTTGTAGACTACACTGAAAAGTATCGTACAGCCTTAGCTTAATGAGCCTTAGAATAGAGTTAAGCCCAGCGCACACAGATGCTATACAAGACGTAGTAATGCGTTACCTTACACAGATCTTAGGTAATACGAATAGGATAGGCGCTTACACCGAGACAGATTGGGAAAAACATCTTACGGAAGAAGCTTTAGAAGCATATAAGAGTAGTAATACACCTATATCAACACAAGGCAATCTTGTAAGCTTTGAAAGCCTTCGTATAGCTCCTAAACTGAATCATATAATACAAGAAGCTTTTCCTGGTTGTTCTGTTAAACCTAGTGGCTTCTTTCACTACCCACCTACAGGATACATGGGTTGGCATACTAACAGCGATGTACCTTGTAAACGACTATACATTACTTGGGCAAAAGAAGCAAACAAATCTTTCTTTAGGTACTTACAAAATGATGTTGTTATTACAGATTACGATAGCGCTGGTTTTACTTTCAGACTATTTGACATTACAGACAAACCACCTTACTTATGGCACTGCGTAGGAAGTAATACAGATAGAATAAGCATAGGGTACCAAATAGGGTGATACACATCATGGACGGGGACTGGTCCGTCCTAGACGTAAACACTTACATAGATTGTCAAAACCTTTACAACTACGCTAAGGCAAAGAAATACAAAATACATAATGTTTCTATAGAACATATCGCGTATAAACCTTTAGATGGAATAAACTTAGACAGCCCTCGTTATATATACGCAAATATATCTTTACCTGCTATAGTGTGTGAGGGTATGAGTAACCCTCTTAACAAGAGGTATAGGCTATTAGATGGAAGACACCGCCTTCTAAAAAGCATAAACAATCAAGAGTGTTATATAAAGACTTACATATTAAAACAAACAGACTGCTTTAAGTTTATAAAAGATTTACAATAGGCTACTATAATGAGTAACACTACCTTGACATTAGAAGAATTAGAAGCTATGTTAGACCGAGCGGCTAAGCGTGGTGCTCAAAAGGTATTACTGGAGCTTGGCTTGAGTGATGAGTCTGCTGCTATTGATATGCGTGAGATACGTAGCTTACTTGATACATGGCGTCAAACACGTCAAAGCATCTGGAATACATTCATTAAGATAACAACCATTGCTGTCTTCACCTTTATCGCTGGGGCGATATGGATGAAGCTAGGTAATTAATAAGGACTTACTTTCATGGCTAAACGTTTTGCAGGATTTACACCTGAACAACTAGGTAAAATTATACCTGAGATGCAAGGTATGCAATCTGACGAACAGTCTCGTTATTTGGCGTCCCAACCGGGTGCTGCGGCACGTGTCGGTAAAATGGCAGAGGTGGCACAGAAACGAATTGGTATGGCATACGGTGGTATGGTTACTAAGCAGGGTTTTGCTGAAGGGGGTTTAGCCTCTAAAGTAGACAGTGCTCAAGCTACTGTAGCAGAAAAACGTAATGCCTTACTTACGGCACAACAAGCATTAGCGGCATCTCCTGATGATGCAGGAGCCAAAGCTTCTGTAGATGCAGCACAGGTTGCTTTAACAAATGCAGAGGCTTCTTTAGCTACTGCTATGCAGAACTTACAATCAGATACTACTCCTACAGAAATGACTGCTTCAGCAATGGCAGATCCTATGTCTATGGTTGAGACTGCGGAAGTTGCTACTCCTACAGATGAAGCTAAGGCAGAAGGTACTATCGCTGAAGGTACAGGTCAAGTTGGCGATATAACAGAGGCTACAGCTACTACTGCTGAAACAGCTACACCCGTAACAACACCTACTATCACACCTGCTGCCACTATGGATGCAGAAACAGTTACACCGGCTGTAGAAGACACTATTAGTAAACTTACAGCATCTACAGGTAAGCCCAGCGCAGAAGCCTTAGCAGAAGCGGCTACTATGAAACCTGGTGAGCTTGCTTCTCTAGGACTTACAGTAGAACAAATTACTGAAGCACAGAAAGTTGTAGCTCCTGCTCCACGTAAGGTAGAAGAAGGTGAGCTGATTGAAGGTACTGCTGTGGACATGGAACGTGTCAGAACAGAAACTAACTTTGAAGCGGCTACAGGTGCACCCTCTACAGATGCTACAGTACAAGGTCAACTGTCTGGTTTGATGGAACAGTTTGAAGGTAGCGAACCTCCTGCATGGGCGGCTGGTGCTATGAGAGCTGCAGCCTCACAGATGGCGGCACGTGGTTTGTCCGCCTCTTCTATGGCAGGTCAAGCAGCAATTCAAGCGGCAATGGAATCAGCACTTCCTATAGCAGTACAAGATGCACAAACATCTGCTACATTTGAGATGCAGAACTTAAGCAATAGGCAACAGTCTGCTATGTTTGCCGCAGAGAAACGTGCTGAGTTTCTTAACCTAGAGTTTACACAAGAGTTTCAATCCCGTGTAGCTAACGCATCTAAGATATCTGACATTGCTAATATGAACTTTACTTCGGAGCAACAGATAGCTCTTGAGAATGCTCGTATGGCACAGACTGTAGATTTAGCTAACCTCAGTGCAGTAAATGCCAAGGTTATGGCTGATGCCGCTTCTATGTCCCAGCTTGACATGGCTAATCTTAGTAACCGTCAACAATCTGCAGTACAAGTAGCTAATGCATTCCTTAACATGGATATGCAGAATCTAGAGAACGAACAGCAAACCTCTGTGTTCAAAACACAACAAGCTGTAAACGCTATGCTTAGTGATCAAGCCGCTGTGAACGCCGCGTCACAGTTTAACGCTACATCTGAAAACCAAACTAATCAGTTCTTTGCTTCTCTTTCTTCGCAGATTGCACAGTTTAATGTAGATCAAGCTAATGGTATGGAACGTTTCAATGCAGGTGAAGCTAACGCACTAGCACAGTTTAATGCAGTACAACAGAATGCTCGTGATCAATTCAATGCACAGAACCATCTTGTAGTTGCACAAGCTAACGCACAATGGTTCCAGAACATTACTACAGCAGAAAATGCTGCACAGAACCAAGCTAACCGTGATGCGGTACTAGCAGGTAACAACTTAACTATGACAGCATATAACAACATAGTTCAGCGTGAAAGGGATCTTCTTGCATGGGCATGGCAATCCGCAGAGAATGCTAAAGAGATTGATGGTAATATTGCAATCGCTAAGATTAAAGCTACGCCAGAAGATAGTAGTAGTAGTTTCCTTAGTTCTGCTGCTGGCAAGTTCCTTGGTGCTATTGCTACTAACGCTGCAAACGCTATATTTAATAAGTGATAAAGGTATAAACATGGCTGATTACAACACAAAGGGTATTACAATACGCCCGAAGCTAAGACCTACAGGAGGTAGTTTTGGTCTGGGGTCTAAACCTAAGTCAACACCTGTTACTGAAGAGTTAGATAGTAGTTTCTTTGACAGAGTAGCTAGTTGGTTCTCTGACTCTGGAGCAGACCTACCTAACGATGATTCTAACGATTCTGAGTCTGGTATCTCAGTATATGATGGCCCAGCGTTTAATGAAGCTGTAGAACAATCTACGCCTGTATCAGAAGAGGATGCATTACGAGAAGTTTTAAATATGTCTACTAGCTTGGCTTATACACCTGAGAAGGCTTATGAAGCTGAACCTGAAGAAGACATGAATGTTGTAGAAGAACTACCAGAAGAAGAACCTAAAGGGTTAATGAGTAAACCTAAAGGAAGACCAATGGCGTTTGCTGAAGCGGCAAGAGATAAACAAGCTGAAATAAAAGAAGAAACGAATGTTGTAGCTAGTATTGCTAACAATGTAGACTTTGATTTTATTAAAGGTCGAGAAGGTTTTAAAACAAATATGTACGTACCTAAGGATAAGAATGGTGTAGTCTTAGGTAAGTCAGGTGCTACTATTGCTTCAGGGTTTGATTTAGGGCAGAAAAATGAAGCAGACTTAAAAGGATTACCTACCTATATAATAGATAAATTAAAACCTTATTTAGGTATAAAAGGTTCTGCAGCAGACACGTATGTAAAAAATAATAAATTAAAGATAAGCAAGAATGAAGCCAATATAATAAATACGTTTGCTAAAGAGCAAGAAATAGGAAGACTTAAAAAGGATTGGCAAAACAGTGTAAGCTCTATTGATTTTGATGATCTAACCAAAGAACAAGCAACAGTTGTTGCATCCGTGGCATTTCAATATGGTGACTTACCTAAAAGAACTCCTAAGTTTTGGAAGTACGTAACTACAGGTGATTGGACTAAAGCAGAACAAGAACTTAGGGCTTTCGGTGATAAGTACAAAACACGTAGGACTGCCGAAGCAAACTATTTGGTAGGTAAATAATGTTTGGACTTCCATTAGAATTAATTACAATGCTTTTCTCTACCGTACTAGGTGGAGTAATGTCTTTAATAGGACAGAACGCTAAGAACAAAGCTGATCAACAAAAAGCATTAATAGGTGCAGTCAACCAAGCCAGAGAGCATGGTAAGACAGATATACACTTTGCATGGACACGTAGGATTATAGCTTTATCTGCAGTCTTTGCTATTATTGTCTTGCCAAAGATGGTAGCTGTATGGTATCCTGACGTAAGCGTTATCGTAGGTTACACAGAAGTACATGGCGGTTTATTTAACTGGCTATTCGGAGGTGACGGTACAGTACAATGGCAAGCTGCTCGTGGCTTCGTTATCACACCCCTAGACACACACATCGTTTCTGCTATCGTAGGTCTCTACTTTGGCGCAGGTTTCACTAAGTAAGGTAATATTATGGCAATAGCTACAGCATTTGATGGCCCCATCCCAGGACAGTCCTTGACGACTGAGCCCCGTAACAACCCGTGGGAGCAACCCGCAAAAATGTCTACCGTAGAAGAGGCTACTGTATATTATATAGAGCGTCTAGCTAATCAAGAAGTACTTGATGACTTAGGTGCTTTGTGTGACGCAGGTGTACCACTAGCACCTCTTGTAGAAAGCACTTATATGCAAGGTGTTGCAAGAGGGTTACATACGGTTGATACAGGATTACTTGTTGCACCTATTATGCACACGTTCCTTAAACAGGCTTTAGGATCTATGGGGATCACAGTTAAAGATGAGGGCGGAGATCCAACCAAACGTGCAGAAGATAAAGAGATGGAACGATTCCGTTTACTTGCTATGAAGTATCTAAATGAAGCAGGTAACGATATGTCTGATCCAGGTCAGCAAATGATTAGTGAGATCATAGAAGAAGAAGAGCCTATGGAAGATATGGCAGAAGAAAAACCTACGGGTTTGATGGCAAAGGGTTAAGATATGGCATTTGATTGGAAGTTGTTCGCTGGAAGTTTCTTAAATCAAGTTACAGAAGGTATTGAAGAACGAGGCGAAGACGCCCAGAAATATAAACTAAGACAGGAAGAAGCAGCTGAGCGCAACCAATCTGTTATTCGTGAACGTAATGCTAGAGCGAGACAGGCGGCACAGTATGGCAGTCAAGCTGAAGCCCTATTAGCAAACATGCCTAATAGTAAAGCGATGGTGCGTCAAGCTATGGCGTCTGGTATGGGTACTATTAAAGAGCTATACGAAAAGCTACAAGAGGCGGCTAACGCACCAGGACAGAATGGTAAGTTAGGTCAGGACGACATTGAAGCGATTGTGAATATGCCTAGTATACCACCTGTTGATAAAAGCCTCATGGATATGAGCCTAGAAGAATATGCTAAACAAACCTACGGAGCCAGCCTTGGAGAGGATTATGTTGCACCTAAAGATGATACAAGCCTTGTAGGACAGTTGTTTGGTTTTGGTGCTAGAGATCGTGCTAAGGAACAACTTGGTGAACAAGACTTTGGTGCAGGTTTTACTGTAGGTGAGATTAATAGATTAGCTAAACAGGAGGAGTATACATCTCTTATTCCTGGTGCTACTATGATGTTTACTGAGCGTAATATGTTTGATACAGATAAGGCTTTTGACTTCTCTAAGAAGATCACTAAGGTTGCTGCAGACGCTCTTAAAACGGAACAAGCAGAAAAGTATATCAGAGCAGCTCGTACCGGTGCATTTAAAGAAGGTATGACAGATGAAGAATCGCTCAGGGCTGGAAACGCGGCAGAAGCACAGGCTATTAAAGATCTACAAATAGCTGCTACTAAACCTCTTATAGACTATTATGCTGATGTATATCATACTGGTAAGTTCTTTGAAAACAAACTTGCAGTACAAACTATTGCATCCATAATGGGTGAAGGTTATGTTGATAAACTCAAAGAGGAGTACTCAATCGCTGACTCTGTTGTAGAACAAAAAGATACTGAAAAAGTGACAGATGATATAGCCATTAAACCAGAGCCACGGCCTGAGGATTTGAGCTTAGAAGCAGAGGCAGTAGAGATAGCCAGTGTAGAGGCTAGACCTAAAGGGTTTGGCATGGAAGATGTAACTGAAGTTAGAGCTCAGTTAGATTGGGATGCTAAATACGAAGGTAAGTATGATCCTGAAACAGGGGAGCCTATTATTGTAGAACCACGTCCTGCTAAAGATGCTGTAGGTTATAAATATAAGGGCGTAAAAAAGCGTAAGGTTACAGTAAAGCTTTACAAAGAGTGGATGAAAAGGTATGGTGACACTCATAACCCAGACGGAACACCTAAACCTGTAGAGGAATAAACATGAGTTACGAAGATAGCTTAGCACGAATAAATGCTTTTAAGTCCAGTTCTTCTATGGTGGAAGAAGAAACACCTAGTACCTTTTCTCTAGATAAAGGCGTCACTTTAAAAAAGGACGACCTTAAGAAGAACTATGAATACACTACAGCCATCCGTGATTACATGGTTGAACGTAAGGGTGTAGACTATCAAGAGATTGATAGTGATACGCTAGTTGAAGATTTTGTAGATCATATGCGTTACTTTAATGCTAACACTGTATCTACTGCAGGTGAAGCACGATTTATTGGTAAGGCAAATGAAACACGTAAAGCTAAGGCATCTAAAGCATACCAACTGTATGACCAGTTAGGTAATGTATTTGTTAATGATGGTCTTATGGGTGCCGTAGATGGTGTAAAAGATTATATATTCGCTGCGGCAAGTGACCCTACAAACTATATAGGTATAGCTACAGGAGGTATTGCTCGTGCTGGTGCGGCTGGGCTTAGCGTTACTGGTAAACAGATTGTTCGTGACTCTGTTAGAAAAGCTGGTATGGAAGCAGCTCAGAGTGGCTTAGGTAGAGCTGCGGCTAAGAAAGCTGGTGAGAAAGCTGGTGTAGAAGCGGCACGTAGGGCTGTAGAAAAAGGTATGTCTGCTAGAATGGCAAATAAAGCATACGATGAAGTAGCTAAGCGTGTAGCTAAAGAAGGTCGGGTAGGTTTAGCTAAAGATGCTATGCTTAACAAACAGAAAGAATTATTTGAAGCAGGATCTAAAAGAGCTCTTAAACAGACTGTAGCTTTAGATGCGTCAGCTGCTGTACTACAAGATGTAATGGCACAGAATGTTATGCTTGAAGCAGGTGCTCAAACAGATTACAGCGTTATGCAAACAGGTTTTGCATCATTGCTTGGTGGTGTTGCAGGTGCAGCGCAGTTAGGTTTTGGTAAATTCCGTGGTGCATCAGGCTTAGAAGATACCCGTTCTAGCTTAGAAAAAATATCTAATGCAGTTATCGAAGAAGCCGCACCTACACTTAATAAAGAACAAACAGAAAAAGCAACTAGAGCTATCATGGATAGTGTTTCTTCTTGGAATGCTAAAGTAAATAGAGGGGGTGCATTCTCAGCAGATGCTATGCCAGCCCAACTCATTAAAGATATAATGTTAGGTGAGGATGGTAAGGGTGGCCTTGTTAAGGTATTTAAAGATTCAGGTTATAGTATTGATCGTAATAAAACCATATCAGATGTTATAACAAACGTTGTAAGGTTTATACCTAAAAAAGAACTTGACGAGATTAATAAGAATATGTTGAAGTATTCAGGTATTCAGTTTGGTGAGTTAGCAGGTTCTAAAATTAAACTAGGCGACATGCTTGCCAAGAGAATAAACGAAGCAGGTAAAACCCTGAACGTTATGTCTCAGGTACGTAAAACTTTGGATGCAGGTATTGTTGCATCTAAGGATAAGATTGATCAAACTGTAGCTGATATCGATGCTAATGAGGCAGTAGGTAAAGAACTACGCGCCATGAAAAAGTCTGACAAGTTTAAGTATGGTCAGTCAATATGGAAGCGTTTACTTGTTTCATCCCCTGCTACAACTGCTTTGAACATTGCAGGTTTTGGTCAGTATTATGCAGGTCAAACTATGGCTGATTTGTTTAACTCATCTACACTAGCTCTTAAAGGGTTAGGACAGATGGCATATAACCCTAAGGCTTCAGAAGAAACATTTAGACAAGCACGTGCATTGACTGCTATACAAGGGCAGAAGATTCGTAACTTATTAGACCCGTTTACTACACACGATGAATACATGAGTTTCTTGGATAAGAATAGTGATATCCAGAAAATATTATTTGAAACTCTTTCTGGTGGTGTTGAGGGTACGTCTAAACGTTATGGCATTGATCCTAACAGTAAAGTGTTCCAGAATATTGAAGCACTTACTACCGCAGCTAATCAGATTACAGGTGTGCGTATCCAAGACAGCTTTACTAAGTCTCAGATGTTTATGACAGAGTTGGATAAATACTTACGTGTTAAAAAAGGTGTGACTCTTAAAGAAGCACTAACGTCAGATTCTCTGGCCATTGATGAAGATGTACTGGGTGCTGCCCTTGACGGTACACTACGTTCTGTGTTCTCTAAAGATTACACTAAAAACCAAGCAGGTGTAGGCAGAGAGTTACTTGAAACAACAGCTAAGCTTGTAGAAGGTTTCTCTAACACGCCTGTTATTGGTACTGTTTTACCTTTCGGTAGATTCTTTAACAACGTTCTTGCTACAGCATACCAATGGTCACCATTAGCGGCACCAGAACAACTCGGTAAGTTTATGAAGCGTACTATTAAGAAAGAAGGTACAGACATTACAGAACGCGAAGCTTTTGCTCGTATGACTGTAGGTACTGCAGCTATTTATGCCGCGGCTGACTTTGATACAGAAAGACGTAAAAAAGGTTTAGCCTACAACGAGATTGAAGTAGGTGGTGGTACTATTGTAGATGCTCGTAATACTTTCCCTTTCTCAATGTTCCTAGCGTCAGGACGTATATTTAATATGTGGCGTAATGGTGAAGAGATACCGGCTGAACTAAGACAAGAGATGCTTACACAAGTAGGCGTTGGGCAACTTGCACGTGATGTACAGTTTGGCAATGACCTTAACAATATTTTAGATGTAATGCTTAACTCTGATGAAGGTGCACGTGGTGCATCAGGAGAGGCTGGATACAAAGTAGCAGGTAACTTAGTCTCTGGTCTTACACGTCCGTTAGATGCTTTCAATAAGATTATTGGTTTTGCTATGGGTACAGACACAGCTAAAGATGTACGACAGGCAGAAGGAATAAATGTCTTTACTCAATCTGCAACAAAGTATGTTGACAATATTCTTGAGGCATTCATTGATAAGACAGACAGTATCACAGGAGAAGAACTGCGTGTTGCTACTCGTGAAGGTGAGATATACGATGCCAATCCTTTTGCTCGTATCTTTGGTATTACTGTAAAGCAAGGTCGTACTGCAACAGAGAAGGCATACTCTATGTCTGAGATGTTCCCGTGGCAAGCTAGTGAGCGTAGTAAACTACCAGCGTATGATAAAGCATTGAATAGTATGCTTGCCCCTGCTCTAGAGAGAAAGACACAGCAACTTATAAATAGTCCTCAATTCAAATCAGCAGACTTAACTGGTCGTCGTCGTATGCTTAAGCAAGTTATGAAGACTGCTAAGAAAGAGATTACTGAAATGATGGAAGAAGGCTATGGTGGCGCAACTACTATGCGTCTTCGTTTAGCAACTAAAGCTAACAGGGCAGGTGGTACTAAAGAGATACGCAGAAAAGCTGCTAAGATAATGAAGGAACAGCATGGCGTTACAGGATCTATAGAAGACTATAGCTTTGCTGAAATAGATCTCTTCATTGAATATGCAGAGTATCTTAAAGAAATATATGATGAATCAGCAAAACTAGTCTATTAGGTTTTACTTAATACCGTGTTTCTTAGCACATTCCTTAGCCCACAGTGAAGCCTCTGTGAGACAATCTTTAGCTTTAACTAGCTCAGGACTGTCCCAGAGGCTTTTACTTATGTGGACTTTTAACTTATGTATCTCGTAGAGTAGTATCTCTTCAAAGTGATCTTGTTTGGAGTTAACATAATCTTTAGCTTCTTTTTCTAGCTTCATAAGCCTTCCTTCATAAACACTTTAACCCACTCTGCACAGATACCACTACGCACAATGTCTTCAATACCAAACTCAATTACAGGAACATCCAACATATGTTTCTTTGAGAGATGTATAATCTTAGATAGACCAGACATTCTTGTTAGATCTGATTGTTGGATATCACCGTTAAGCACAATAGTACTACCTTCACCTACCCTAGTCAATAACATTTTGATCTCTGGTATTTCAATATTTTGTGCTTCATCTACAATGATAAACGTATTGTCAAA